CAGAGGCACCGAAGAAAAAAGGGCTTTCTTACACAGACCTTTTGATTGACAACATTGTTGGTCTTGACAACGAGTATGAATCCTTTGGGGAAGCCTTTGGTAAATCCTTCAACGAAGATGAAATTGGTACACTCAAGAATATGGCAGTCAGTGCTTATGAGGGTGCCAAAGAGTTTGTAACCAGCCCCATTGAGACTTCCAAAGACATTGCCACAGAAATCTCTGATAGTGTATCCAGACTTGGTGCAGAAAGCCTTGATGGCAGAATCAAGCGGATGTATGGTGTAGGTTATCAGGATGCTACTGAGGAGCAGGTCACTAAAGCACGAGAGGCTGTCATTGGTGATGCTATTACTGCTTCCTCTTTGGTCCCTGCCGCCAAGGGTGCAACGACAGTAGCTAAGGTCGCAAGACTGCCAAAAACAGGTCAGCCAAAACTCTCTTCTGTTGAAGACATTATTAACGCTGAAGACTTTGAGCCTCTTGATGAAAATTTTATCCCAGTAAACAAACCAAGTGTAGAGTCTCTCAAATCTGAGATAGACTACATGCTAGGAGAGGAACTTACCCCCCAAGAGGGACTCGCCAAGATTAAAAAGACTAACTCAGAAGACCTCGGGCTTTACAAAGAAGGTACAACACTTGGGGACTCGGCCATCAATAAAAGCAAGATTTTTTCCTTCTTAAAAGAAGATGAACTCTTAAAGCTTGCAGAAGACTTACCGCACTGGGAAGATTCAAAGTACGGTGATTACCTAAAGAATACTCTAGTACCTGTTGCAAAATATGCAGGCGCTGATTGGAGTGCACTTCTAGAAACCTTAAATGACATCTCTTCCTACCTACCAACAAAAGAAAACCCTCAACTTGCGTTCTTGACTGAAAAGCCACTTCCAAAAAAAGCTCCTATAGGAGAGAGGGCAGCTACAGGCAGTGCACCCCGTGCAGCAGACCCCAAGGCAGAAAAGCTTGGCTTTTTTGATACTGTGTATCACACTTCAGTGTCTCCACAAGAGTTCACAGAGTTTGACCTCCAGAAAAGTTTTAGCGGTGCAGTTAGAGCTGCTCAAGACCTACTAGGTGTCCACGTAGGTACAGCTAGGGCTGCTGCAGAAAGAAACTTTCAAGCTTACCGTAAAGACGACACCCCTACAGGATTTACAATGGAGCTTCGTGCTAGGGCGACTGATCCTCTTACGAAGGGCGATCTTGCAAGAATGTTTGGAAAAGCACCAGAGGACATCTTTTCTCCCGACAACAAACCTTTAACAGAGGCAGATATTGGGGAGGCCATTTCTTTTTATGAAGACATGCTTTTCAAAGATAAACAACCACCTAAAAATGCTAGGGAGCTTGCAGCCGTAGCCTTTAGAAGAGAGTTGGCAAGAGAAGGGTTTACTCATATTCCGTATATTAATGATGTAGAAGACCCTGGAAGCATAAGCTACATCATGCTTGTGGATAGACCTAAGGATTCTCCTGCAGTCTTAAGAGATGTACGTGCAGAGTTTGACCCTAAGAAAATTACAGAACCAGACCTGAGATTTGCCGAAGGTGGCATGGTAGAGGATGAACAAATGAATAGACTGATGCAAGAAGGTGGCATGGCTGATGACGGAATGAACCGTGAGCCTGTCACTGGTAACGAAATCCCTCCGGGTTCCTTGGCTTCGGAAGTGCGGGATGATATTCCTGCCCAACTCTCTGAGGGTGAGTATGTTGTACCTGCAGATGTGTTGCGCTACTACGGTGTGCGGTTCTTCGAAGACCTTCGTGCTCAGGCTAAGCAGGGCATGATGGAAATGGAGTCTGACGGTCGTATCGGTGGTACCCCCGTAAACGCTCAGGGAGTGCCCATGGAAGGCCAAGAAGAGCAGCTTACCCCTGAGGAAGAGCAGATGCTCATGGAGGCCCTAGGAGGCTCTAGAACTGCGCCTACGGGTATGGCCTACGGCGGTATGATTGAGCAGCCTGCTCCTACTCCCTACCAAGACCAAGCTACCATGTACCAGATGCCTGCAGGTATGGGTGGCTCTATGGGTATGCAAGAAGGTGGTGTGGTTGAGGAGCCATTTGATCGCACTAAATTTACTCTGGGTGATGACACTTCCTCCGTCATTGAGACTAGACGCTACATCAATCCAACGACCAAAGAAGAACGCACTGTGAACTTCTTGAATGGTATTCCGCTTGGGATTATCCCTGAGGGTTTTGTTCCTTGGACCCAAGAGCTTGCAGATCAACCTAAACCCGGAATAGAAACTGACACTGGTGTCCCTGAGGTAAAGACTGAACGTGATGACAGAGGAAGGGACAGAGATCAAACCCCCACTACAGGCGAAGGTTCTGTGGGTTGGGCCGAAAAGAACTTTGATGCAATCACTTCTGATCCCCTTGGCTATGCAACAAACGTTTACAAGGACGCCAGCCAACCTGCTTCGGGTCTCGGTAAAATGTTTGGTATGACAGGGCTTGGGAAGATTACTGGTGACTTCAATACTCTGGGGGCGATCTCATCCTTGGAGGCAGCTAAATCAGAAACAAAACCCGGATCAACAGAGGCAAATACCATTCAAGGTTATATTGATGCACTCTCAAACAGCCTTGATTCAAATGTTGCAAATGCACTTTACTCGACCGGACTTGTCGCAACGGGCAATCAAAAAATTACAGCTAAGGACAAGTTGAAGGGTACGGGAGTTACAACAACTTCATCAGCACCCTCGGGAACTCCTGCAGAGACTCCAACAACGAGTACCTCGGAAGACTCCGACAAAAAATCTTCTACCACAGCTTCAGGCAACAGACTTGGTTTCAGTCCAAGTACCCCGTCCAAGGATGTTGGTGTAACCCGTACTGGTGGTGATAGGGAAAGCATTGGCTTTGGTACTTCTGTCAGTAAAGCTGACACCAAATCTACAAGTGCTGAAGGTTTGAGCATGGGAACTTCTGCAGGGAATTCTGTAAGCAAAGTTGACCCTAAAGAAAATGCAGCAGCAAACGCATCAGCAGGGTCAAATGCAACCCGTCGTGCAGAGGGTGGTTTGATTAGCAAGCCCCAAAAGACTGTCCGTAACAAAAAAGGTCTTGCCTCCTAATCAAGACTGTGCTATACAAATGATAAGGCTACCCAGCCAAGGCTGGCCCCAACATAAAGGATAAAGAATGTCTGTAACTAAAGTCTACGTTGATTCCTCATTCAGCAGCCGTAACCGTAAACGTATTGAGAATGAAGAAAAAGAACTTGAAGAGCTTATCAATAGAACAAAGGCCCCAGAAGAAGAGCCTAAGGAAGAAGTAGAGGTCAAGACCCAAGAGGTTGAGCCTGAACCTAACGACCCGGAAGAGAAGTCTTTTAAGAAACGCTATGGTGATCTGCGTAGACACCTCTCTGAAAAAGAAAAAGAGTGGGAAGCAAAGTTCGAGGAGTTGAAGAACTCTGTGACACCCAGTGCACGTATTTTGCCCCCTAAGTCTGATGAAGACATTGCAGCATGGGCAAGAAAGTACCCTGATGTTGCCTCTATTGTTGAGACAATTGCAACTAAGAAAGCAGAAGAAAAGCTCTCTCAGTACAAAAACAAGTTTGATGAATACGAGAAGATGTCTGTTGAGGCTGTGCGAAACAAGGCCCTTGATGCTATCCGAGTGTCTCACTCCGACTTTGATGCTCTCCGTAAGTCTGACGAGTTCCACAATTGGGCAGAAGAACAACCTAAGTGGGTTCAGGATGCTCTCTATGAGAACGAAGAAGATGCCCGTGCAGTGATCCGTGTTCTTGACCTGTACAAAGTCGATAAGGGTTTGACCCCCTCGGCCCTCAAGGCGAAGAGCAAAGAAGCTGCCTCTCTCATCCAAACCAAGACCAAAGCCAATGTGGACTTTGATAAGGACGGTGAGAAGATTTACGAATCCCGTGTTGCTAAGATGAACATGGATGAATACGCCAAGAACGAGAACAAGATCATGGAAGCTATCCGCAAGGGTAATTTTGTGTACGATCTCTCTGGCGGTGCAAGATAGTTCTTGACAACTAAGGACTTCTTCATATAACTACCTCAAATAGCTGTGGCCTCTCAGTGACACCCATGGCTATTTGTTTTCCCTTAAAGCTTAACCATCAAGTAAGACTTACCTGACTAAGTACAGGCCCATATTCTTTGAACCGTAACTGATCCTTATAGTTCATAGACGATGCACCCTAGAATCCCGTCAGCCTCTTATAGAGATGTTTTGCTTCTAATCAAAGCCAAATATCATAGGAGGATTTTCTCATGGCTTTCCAAACTGCTGCTGGCTGGTCGAACCTGCCCAACGGTAACTTCTCTTCGGTCATCTACTCGAAGAAAGTTCAACTCGCTCTCCGTAAAGCAACTGTGGTTGGTGACATCACTAACTCGGATTACTTCGGTGAAATCTCGGCTCAGGGTGATACCGTCCGTATCATCAAAGAACCGGAAATCTCGGTCTCGGCCTACGCTCGTGGCACCCAGATTCAAGCTCAAGACCTCGACGACGAAGACTTCTCGCTGGTTATCGACAAGGCCAACTACTTTGCCTTCAAAGTTGATGACATCGAAGAAGCTCACTCGCACGTCAACTTCATGGACCTTGCTACCAACCGTGCGGCTTACCGCTTGGCTGACCAGCATGACCAAGAAGTTCTGGGCTACCTCTCGGGCTACAAGCAGGCCGCTCTGCACACCAACGCTGGTACCGTGAATGACGTTGTGAATGGCACCAAAGCTATCACCACGGCTGGCTCGGACGAACTGCTGGCTTCGATGAAGCTCTCGCGCCCCTCGTTCGGCAACATCACCACGGCTGGTAGCGTTGGGGACTCGATCCCGGTTGCTGCTCGTCTTCCGGGTGCTAGTGCTCTCCCGACCACTCACGTCTCGCCTGTCATGCTGATTAACCGCATGGGCCGTCTGCTCGACCAGCAGAACGTGGACAAGACTGGCCGTTGGTTGGTGATTGACCCCGTAATGATGGAAGTCCTGATGGACGAAGATTCGCGCTTCCTGAATGCAGATCAGGGCGAGTCGGGTGCTCTGCGTAACGGTCTGGTTCTGACGAACTGGAACGGCTTCCGCGTCTACGTGTCGAACAACCTGCCGCAAGTCGGTACTGGTTCGTCCTTCGTGGGTAACTCCAGCGCACAGTCCACGAACTACGGTGTGATCGTTGCTGGTCATGACTCGGCTGTGGCTACCGCTGAGCAGATCAACAAGACCGAAACCTACCGTGACCCGGACTCGTTCGCTGACATCGTGCGTGGTATGCACCTGTACGGTCGTAAGATTCTGCGCCCGGAAGCTCTGACGGTTGCTCGTTACAACCTCGCCTAATATAGACCCTAGGGTATCCCTCTGTGGGGTACCCTTAACCGCCATAGGAAAGGACACTTAAATGGCTACTGTTACCACTCTCGCGGGCGGGTCTGTTGATGGCTTCACCGCTGGGCGTATGCCCTACTTCAAAGAAGTCTTGGTTGACTTCGCTGCTGCTGCTACTGCAAAAGGCTCGGCTCTGGTTGCTACGGACGTGATCGAAGCTATCTCGGTCCCTGCCAATACCCTGATCCTGAATGCTGGCTTCGAGATTATCACCGTTGCTGGTGGTGAGTCGAATGACAACACTCTGGACCTCGGCACTGGTGTGGATGTTGACGTTTTCGTTGACGGCTTCGACCTTGATGCTGCTGCTGCTGGCGCTTATGGTCAGAACGCTGCTGCTTTCCAGCCCATCGTGGTTGGTGGTACTGCTGACACCATTGACCTGACGATTGCCACCGCTACGACTGCCCCGACCTCGGGTGTGGTTCGTGTGTTTGCAGTTCTGATGGACATTGATGCACGTAAGGTCGCTGCAGAAGTTGACCGCGACACTCTCGCATAATTAAACATTAGGGTGTCCTCTAGGGGGCACCCTTAACTTTCGAGGGAAAAAGATGACCATCACTTCTGCTGTTTGTAATTCATTCAAAACCGAGGCGCTTGGTGGCATCCATGACCTTGATACAGATGTTATCAAGATTGCCCTGATTAAGGCTTCTGAGTCTGGTACCTATGGAGCTAGTACAACCAACTACAGCACCCTGACAGGTAACTCTGACGAGGCTTCTGGCACTAACTACACAGCAGGTGGAAACACCCTGTCTGGAGCAAGCATCTCTCTCAGCACCAATACCGCCATTGTAGACTTCAGTGACACTGCATGGTTAAGTGCTACGATCTCTGCTAACGGCGCTCTTATCTACAACTCTTCTAAGTCAAACAGAGCTATTGCAGTTCTCAGCTTCGGTGGCACTGTCACCTCGACGGCTGGTGACTTTACCATTCAATTCCCTGCTGCTGCTGCAGATACCGCGATTATTAGACTTGTGTAATGACTGTCGTATATGGCCCAGAGGATGCTATATATAACACTGGGCAGTATGGTTCTGCACGGTATGGTTCTGTAGGCCCTACCAAACAAGTCACAGGCGTATCAAGTAGTTTTTCTGTAGACTCCGTTCAAACCTTTGCAAAAGCCAATACTGTACTTGCAACTAACCTTCTGACTGTTTCTAGTGGGACACTCTCTCTTACTGCAGACGCTGACACGACACTGTCTGGGGTAGGGATAGAGGCTTTTGTAGGGGAGTCCACAGTCAGGAGTGTCAACAGGGTAGAAGTTACTGGTGTCTCCTCAACCTTCTCTCTTGGGGAGCTTACAGCGGAGGGTGGTACTGGTGCAACTGTTACTCTGAGTAGCCTACAAGCACTACTACAACTTGGTACTGTAACACCTGCACTTAAAGTTTCTGTAACTGGGTTGAGTCTGGTACAAAGCATTGGTTCTGTGACAACCACAGGCAAAGCCACCAAAGTTCTCCCCAGTCAAGTATTGACTTCAAGTGCAGGTAATACAACACCAAGTGGGGTCAGATTTAATTTCCAACAGTTTGCAGATTCGTACAGCAGTCAACGCGCAGTGTACATACCTAAGTCAAACGTAATACCTGAGGAAGCATAATGTCACGCACAATCTACATTCCTGCAGAGAGTAGGGTGATTGTAGTGCAGAGACAGGATACCTCGGACGAACGAACTGCAAGCGCAGTGGAAAGATTCTAGTAATGAGCTACCGTTGGCCAAACAAAGACCCTGATGAGACTCTGGACTACAGTATTGATTGGTCTAGGTTCCTCAGAAGTCCTGCTACCATTCAGTCTGTGCAGTGGTACATTGATGATGCAAGCGGCAACAAGGTGACCTTCAATCCTGTCACGGTCGTTAATGGGCTGCAGCCAGTCTCTGTGACCACTACTTCTTCCGTCTCTACTATCTATCTGGGACTGGGAGACAACAACAAAACCTACAAGCTCTACTGCCAAATGACAGACACTCAGGGTCGCACAGCAGAACGAACTGTCTCCATTTCTGTGAAGGATAGATAACTTGTCTTCGTACAATTTCCTTGGACTTGTGAATGACATTAACCGTAAGCTTAATGAAGTAGAGTTGACATCCAGCAACTTTGCTTCTGCTGGCGGATTCTATGCTGCTGCCAAAGATTCCATAAACTCTGCAATCAGGTACGTTGGTCAGAATCAGTTTGAGTGGCCCTTTAATCACGTAGAGCAAGAAGACACACTGATCCCCGGTACAGTCCGCTATGCGTATCCAGAGGATGCAAAGACGATTGACTTTGACACCTTCAGGGTTAAACGTAACGACACTTTCAGCAATACTACCCAGAAGCTTCGTATCATTTCCTACGAGGACTATCTGGAAAACTATCTGGACGATGAATACAACACTGCAAACACTTCCATCAGGAGCCTTCCTCAGAGAGTGTTCAGAACGCCTGACCAGAAATTTGGGGTTCATCCTGCACCAAACTACGCATATGAGTTGGTGTATGAGTACTACAGGCTCCCGGTTGACTTGATTAACGCTACAGATGTCCCTACGCTGCCAGAGCAGTTCCGTTCTATCATTGTTGATGGAGCTATGTACTACGCATACACTTTCCGTGGTAACACTCAGGATGCTACTCTGCACCTGCAGAAGTTTGATGAAGGCATTAAGGATATGAGAACTCTCTACATCAATCGCTATGATTATGTAAGGGATACTCGCGTCATCAGGAACATCTCTAACAACATGCGGGTTGGGTAATATGCCGACAGCATGGGAAACTTTTCCTATCGAAATTAAGGGGGGTCTTGTCACAAACATTTCTCCTCTCCAACAGGGCATTACTGCACCGGGAACAGCCAGACGTTTGATTAACTTTGAGCCGTCCATTGAGGGTGGTTACAAGCGTATTCTGGGCTACAACAAATTTGATAGTGCCTTCATTCCACCCTACGGTGAACCTCTTGTTCAGGGAAGCGGCCAGACAGGTACAACTCTTGTTATCGCAAACATCTTTGAGACGCCCGTTGTAGGGGATAGGGTGACTGTTGCAGGTGTCACTGGTACTTACACAGTCTCTGCAGTCTCTTTCAACAGCACTTCTAAGAATGCTACCCTGACGCTGAGTGCTTCACTGGCATCCTCTCCTGCAGACAAAGCAGCAGTGACTTTCTCCAATAACCAGAACTTGGTAGAGGGTCTTGTATACTACCGTCAGAGAGCTTTGGTGTCTCGTGGTGGGGCTATCTGGGAGTCAGACGGCACTGGCTGGATTAGGATCAATAAACCTGTCTACGGCACTGTCCTTGTCAATGGTGGGAGCCAAACAGGCACAAGTCTTGTCGTTGATGGTCTTACTGGGGTACCCCAACAGGGTGATACCTTTACTATAGCAGGCATCGAAAAAGTCTACGCCATTACAAGCAGTGTCACTGTGACTTCTGGTGGTGCTACTCTTACCATTACTCCCGCACTGGCATCTTCTCCTGCAAACAACGCTGCAATTACCTTTCGGAGTGCAGACAGGTCTCTTGGTGGCAAGCTGCGGTTTGAGCGTTATTCTTTTACAGGCACCTCCACTATCTCTGGTGTTGATGGCGCTAATTACCCATTCAAGTATGATGGAACCACCTTTACGGTTCTTACTGGTGCACCTGCAGAGATTCTTGGTGCTACTCACGTTGCTGAGTTCAAGAACCAACTCTTTTTTGCAAACGGTAACTCCCTCGTATTTACTTCCCCCTACACGGATACGGAATTTTCTGTCGCTCTGGGTGCTGGACTCATTACCACGCCGCACGTAATTACTGGTCTGATTGTTTTCAGAGAGCAACTGATTATTTTTAGTACCAACCAAATCCACAGACTGACTGGTAACACTATCGCAGACTTCCAGTTGCAGCCCATCTCACTGGACATTGGTTGTGTTAGGGTGGATACGATCCAAGAAGTTGGTGGAGATATTGCTTTCCTTGGCCCTGATGGTGTGAGGCTTCTGAGTGCTACAGACCGTATTGGTGACTTTGGTCTTGCTGTGGCTTCTCGTCCTATTCAGTCTGAAGTAGAAAATTTGATCTCTGGAAATACCAGCTTTACTTCTTGTGTGATTCGTGGTAAAAATCAGTACAGAATGTTTGGGTATGCTGCAAGCAAAACACCTGAGACTTCTCTTGGAGTTCTTGCTACACAGTTTGCAGACCAGACTGCACAAGGAATGGCTTGGGCTGAAGTCAACGGTATCTTGGCCTACGTTGCAGACAGCATCTATTCCGCTGCAGATGCCTCTGAGACAATCTTGTTTGCGAACAGAGATGGCTACGTGTACAGGATGGAGTCTGGCAACAATTTTGATGGTGAGGCTATTCGTGCTCAGTACTTTACCCCTCACCTACCGCTGACTGATCCCAGAGTACGTAAGACTTTCTACAAACTAACAACATACGTCAACCCAGAAGGTTCTATCTCAGGTGCAGTATCTCCAAAGCTAAACTTCGACCAGACTAGTACGATTCAACCACCCCCCATTAATTTGGAAAACACAACAGATAGCCCCTTCTTCTACGGAACTGCTGTGTACGGTACATCTACTTACGGCGGAAAACTTACTTACTCTTTCACCTCTCAAATGATTGGCTCTGGACTCACCATCAGTCTTCAGTTTGCTTTCGAAAGCATCACACCACCCTTCTCTCTGGATGCAATCACCATAGAGTATCTTAACAACGACAGGCAGTAAAATGGCAACAGGCTACACTCGCAACGACACAACGAACAACATCGCCAATGGCAACGTAATCAATGCCGCCGACTTGGACGGTGAGTTCGACGCTATTCAAGCAGCCTACGATGTTACTACTGGCCATGACCACGATGGTACGGTTGGTGGAGGTGCACCCATCAAGGCACTTGGACCTGCTCAGGATATTGTCATCACAACCTCGGTGATCCGTCCCAAGACTGACAATACGGTTGATCTCGGTACTTCTACTCTAGAGTTCAAAGACCTCTTCCTTGATGGTACTGCCAAGGTGGACACCCTGACTGTCGATGAGAGTGCAACCATTGCTGCTGGCCTCACCGTAGATACTACCACTCTCGTCGTTGATGCTACGAATAACAGAGTGGGTGTTGGTACTGCTTCTCCCAGCACGACCCTCCACATCTCTTCTGCTACACCCATCATCACCCTGACAGATACAGACAACCCTCACTCTGCTACGATCAATACCAATAGCGCAACTGGTTCTCTGTCTATTTCTGCAGACACGGGTAATGCTGTTGCTGACAGTGCTATCATCCTGAACATTGACAACACTGAAAAGGTTCGTGTCCTTGCTGATGGTAGTGTTGGTATTGGTACAGCAACCCCTTCGGCCACCCTTGACGTTGTTGGTGGTGCAGAAATCAATGGTGATCTGACTGTCACTGGTAACACCACTCTTGGTAATGCTGCTACAGACACTGTTACCTTTACTGCAGATGTTGCCTCTAACTTGATCCCTTCTGCTGACAATACTTACGATCTGGGTGCTTCTGGGTCTGAGTGGAAGGACTTGTATATTGATGGTACCGCAAACATTGATGCTCTTGTTGCTGATGCTGCCACTATTATTACCTCGACTGGTGGTGTTCTTACTCTGCAGAGAGATGATACTGCAATCACTTCTGGTGAGACCCTCGGTGAGATTGACTTCCAAGCACCCAATGTCTCTGGTGGTGGTGATGCCATTGTTGTTGCTGCGACCATCAAGGCTGTGGCTGGGGACACTTTTGACGCTGCAGTAAATAAAACCTCTCTGCTCTTCCAGACTGCTAGTTCTGGTGCTGTTGCCACTCGTATGGAGATTGATGGTGATGGTAACACTACTATCTCTGGTATTCTCACCGCTTCGAGTGATGTTAGTATTGCTGACAAGATTATTCACACTGGCGACACCAACACCGCTATTCGCTTCCCTGCGGCTGATACCGTGACGGTGGAGACGAGTGGTACTGAGCGGTTGCGGGTGGATAGTTCGGGCAACGTGGGCATTGGGACGAGTTCGCCGGGGGCCATGCTTGATCTTACAAGTGGTAACGCTGGTCTTGGTATTCTTGCAGCAACTAATCGCCTACGTTTTACTGACACCGACCCTACGCTAGTTTCAGGCCAGACAACTGGTTCGGTCGAGTGGTTCACTTCGGACACGGACAGCCCCGGCGTTCATGCCTACATTGGCACGTTAGGGGCCAACACAGGTGCTGCTGCACTTACTTTCGGCACCGGGGTTGGTGGATCGTCTGCTGAACGTATGAGAATCGACTCTGCAGGCAACGTAGGGATTGGGACGACTTCGCCAGACGCCCTCCTGTCCGTAAACGGCGTGGCCTCCTTTGGAGACGGCTCTGCTGCCGCTCCGTCGATCACAAATTTTGGTGACCTGAACACGGGTATGTTCTTCCCTGCGGCTGACACTGTGTCTGTGGCCACGGCTGGGGCTGAACGTATGCGCATCGACTCATCAGGCAACCTCGGTTTGGGGGTTACGCCGAGTACTGGCTCTTTGAAGCACATTGAAGTGGGGGCTGTCGGCAATGCTGTTACTGGATATCCCGCTGATGCCGCGATCTATGTGACCTCAAACGCTGTATTCGCAAGCGGTTGGAGATACACGCAGAGCAGCAAGTTGGCGACACGTTATGCTGGCGAGGCAGGCCAACACCAATGGTTCACCGCCCCCTCCGGCACCGCAGGCAACGCGATTACCTTCACGCAGGCTATGACGCTGGATGCGAATGGGCGGCTGGGGATTGGTACGAGTAGTCCTCAGACTGAGCTTGAGATTTCTGGAAACAATACTACTACATCCAGTGTTGTTGCGTCTATTTCTGGTACCACTATGACTGTTACCACAGTAAATTCTGGTTCTCTTGCTGTTAATGATCGCATCCACGGTACGGGTGTTGAGTGGAACACTTACATTACTGCTCTGGGGACTGGCACTGGTGGCACTGGTACCTACACCGTCAACAATACCCAGACGGTTTCCAGTACAACACTCTACGGTTCACCTGCGGGTAACAACATTCTGCGTATTACCAACACTGATACCTCTGAGCAGTCTGGACAAACAACTGGTGGCATTGAGTTTTTTGGCTCAGACTCAAGTACTCCGGGTGCAGGTGTTAAAGGGTACATTGCGTTGGTTGGGGAAGACACCTCTCCAGACTACTCCATGCTTTTTGGTACAAGCAATGATACTGCCAGCACTCATGCAGTAGAACGTATGCGTATTACCTCTGAGGGCAACGTAGGGATTGGGACGGCTTCTCCCGGTGCGAAGCTGGAGGTTTCTGGAAGTTCGCGGTTCTTTGGAAATGGTAGCGCACCTGTAAACTGGGGTGATACAAGCACTAGAGGTGTTCTTACTTACGTTGGCACTGACCCAGTTGTTCAGGCCGTGAGCGGCGCAAACCTGTTGTTTTATAATGGTACATCTGAACACGCCCGCATCGACAGCAGCGGGAACCTGCTGGTGAGTGGCACTTCTACTAGCCCTCATACTGCTGGTGGTAATCCGGCACAAAGTGCGCTTTTATCGGGTGGTCGGATACTTGCTGCGGTCACTTCTGATGCAGTGATGGAGTTAAATAGAACATCCACAGACGGCACCATCGTAAATTTTCGTCAAGCAGCTACAGTCGAAGGCTCTATCTCCGTCTCCGGCACGACCGTCAGCTACAACGGTGGTCACCTCTCACGCTGGGCGCAATTCCCTGACAACGCGCGGCCTGAACTTCTCAAAGGCACGGTCATGTCAAACCTTGACCAGATGTCGAACTGGGACCAAGAGGACAACGAACAGCTTAACTGTGTTCAGGTCAGCACTGTCGAGGGTGATGCCAACGTGGCTGGGGTGTTCGTGGCTTGGGATAGCACCGAGGACGACTACAACGACATCCTGCTTGCCATGACGGGCGACATGGTGATCCGCATCGCGGGTGGCACCACGGTCCAGAGAGGTGATCTCCTGATGTCCGCAGGCGACGGCACGGCTAAAGCCCAAGGCGACGACATCGTGCGCTCCAAGACCATCGCCAAGGTCACGTCAACCCATATCTCGCACACCTACGCAGATGGCTCCTACGCTGTTCCGTGCGTGTTGATGGCTTGCTAACTTTAACCCCTAACCCCCCGCAACCCTTAAAGAAAGGAGGATCACGATGGCCGAGAAAAAACCAAACGTCATTACGATCAACGACAAAGACTACACCGAAGACCAACTGACGGACGAGCAGAAGATGCTTATCAACCACGTCGCTGATCTGGACCGCAAGATCGGTTCGACACGGTTCAACCTTGACCAGCTTCAGGTTGGCCGCAATGCCTTCTTGAACATGCTTACTGCCTCACTGGCGCAAGAATAACCTGTCAATAAGGCTGAAGGAGTAAGCCATGGAAGTCTTAAACACCATCATGCAGTGGATTGTAGCTCCTGTTGCTGGCTTTGTATTCTTGATCTATCGAACTCAACAGGATCATGCTACAAAGCTGGCAGTGCTTTCTGCTGTACACGATGCTAACAAAGAGGCTTACGACAGGGAGTTCAAAGAGATGCGAGAAAACTTCAAGACTGTTATGACCAAATTGGACAATATTGAACAGGCGTTGCGGAAATGAGATTTGTACTTATTCTCTTGGTCGCTGGCTGTGGCCCTGTTACTGTCTCCTCCGTGGCCTATACAACAGCCTGCCCGAAAGGTGATACTCAGTGCGAGATACGACAGAACTCAGAGACACTCTACTACATGGGCAAGACGGAAGCAGCAGACGCACTCCTTTGCTCTGGAGATACGCGAGATGTTATGGGGGCGCTCTGCTCTCTCTACTGATTTTATCTTCTCCTATTTTTGCTCAAGTAACAGGTGATTTGAATACTAACTCCGGTAATACCAACTCTACTATAGGCAGCAACAATAACTCGTCTGAGAGTACTACCAATTACAACGGTTCTGGATCAGCGCCCTTTAGCACCCCAGTACCAACTGCTGCAGCACCTACGGTTATGGGTGGTGGTGGAAACGACTCCTGCTTAATCCCTTACCAGCAAGCCTTCCAGATAAGTATTCTTGGTCGTTCTGAGGGTAAGATGGAGCAAGACCCACAGTGCAACAGGAGGAAAGATGCCAGACTGCTTGGCACACCTCAGGAGCAGGGTGGTCTCGGATTGCAAGTCAGTGGTATTTCTTTGATGTGCGATAACCCTCAAGTCTTTAGGGCAATGGCACTAGCATCTACTCCCTGTCCGATTTACTCTATTGAGACAGGAAAACTTTTAGTCGGTAGGGAGGGTTATATTGTCATGAGAGAAAACCCTCACGTGTATATTGTTGGATACTCTCTAGACCGTTCCTTCTGGAACACTTTCTTAAAAATAGGTCAGGAACTACCAGATGTCACTCCTCAAGAAAACAGCGGCCCTACTCTTTCTGAGCGTTTCCGCCGCTCAAGCAGACCCAACAGTAACGGGGTTGAACCAGTCAGCCCAAACAATCCTTAACCAACTCTCGGCTGCTCAGAGCCTGACTGCTGGTGCTGTCTATAGTGCAGGAAACGGAGACATTATTGCTTCTGGCGTCATGCAGAATGCAGCCATCACCGAACAAATGCGATTGGACTACAATGGAGACATTCAGGCAGTCCTCGACGCAACCTACTACAATGCTCAGATGTTGTTTGAAGATCAACACGAACAAGCCATGACAAATCTGGATTCGGCTGTAGATGACCTTGTTGCTGCTACCGCTGTCCTGATGGAAGTTCAAGCTGTTGCCAACATGGCTGCTAACGCCGATACGGTGCAGGAGCAACTTGCATTCCAAACAATCCTGAGCAACAACGACATGAGCATCAGTGCTGGTGACGTGAATAACTACAACAACGCTCTTGGTGCTGTACAGACCTACGCACGTGATGCTGGTGCTTTCTTGGCTGCTTCTCGTAATACGACCATGACTGGCTCAGTGGATGCTTACGCTGCAAACACCAGCACTAGCCTCTACGGTGCCACAGTGGCTTATTCCGCTACGGCTGACATCATGAATGTGAGTGCAGGTCAGGTGTTTGGTATTGGTCTGCAGGGTCTTCTGGGTAACAACGTAGTTACTCTGTCTGAGGTCTATGCTGCAGGTTATGGTTCGTGAGTGAAGAGACTGAAACCAATGGCCTGAGGATTGCAGGCTTTGATGTGAAAGGGTGGTGGCTGGCTGCTGCCCTTCCAGTCCTCTCCGGTATTAGTGGTACTATCTATTACTCGTATGATGTAGTCAATCGTTTCTGGGGCGTAGAGGAAAGTGTTGCGGAAGTTCTTGATGTGGTCAGCAGGGTGCAGACACTAGAACAGGCCATACAGGACAACGACGTAAGAGGTCTTGCACCAAAGCTGTCTGCTATCTCAACTCAAATGACTACGATCCTCGAACAACAAAAAGAACTGATGGACCTAAGGTCTATGGTTGAGAAGTCTGACAGCGTAACCTCTGGTCTGCAGGGTAAGCTAGAAAAGTATGATGCAGAGATTGAAGACTTGTGGAAAGCCATGGACGATTTGGTAAGGAACCCAATGCAATGAAAACAGAATACCTAGTCTGGAGTGGCTTTATCGCCGTTATGGCTGCTGTCTTCTATCTCTCTGGAGATGGTTTTTACAGGTATCCGTGTCAAGACCCTGAGAATTGGTCAGCACTAGAATGCACTCCACCTATTTGCCTTCGCACCAGAATGTGTGCAACAGACCTCACAGGAGCTACAGAATGAGCAAGAACGACCCTGATTTTATGGAAGCCAAGCTACGCTATTTTATTGGTGTGGCACTAGTTATGATCCTTGGTGGCATCATCTTTGCCGTCCTCTATAGCTTGGTTTTTGTAACTCAGCCTCTGGGTGAAAGCTCGGAAATGGATAGAAAATTCTTTGAAGTACTGACTCCCATTGCCTCGTTTATTGTGGGTGCTCTGGGTGGCGTAATGGCCGCAGGAAACAATCGCAGCAAGGGTGGTAATGATGAGCCGCCTACACAGGAGTACACTGAATGATTGGACGTATCATTGGAATGCTCGTTGGCCGTAAGGTTAAAGAGAAAGTAGCTGACGCTGTTTTGGACAAGGTAGATTTGCCTGACCCAGTTGAGGATGTCATCAAGGCTGCTATTACTGGTAACCCGACAGACTTGCTCGGCAACATGGGTAAGGACATGGCTAAAGAGGCTGTGTTGGATGTGATTACAAGCAAGGCACCTGCTAAAAGAACGAGGAAGAAATGACACTTCTGACAGAGGCCCAACTGGCCGTAATGATCCCCACCAATAAAGAAGTTGCAGAGTGGTGTGCTGCCCTGAACGAAATGTTGCCTAAGTACAACATTACGACCGACAAGCGTATTGCTGGTTTCATCAGCCAGTGTGCTCACGAGAGCATGGACTTCCGGGTACTGCAAGAGAACCTGAACTACAAAGAAGCTACCTTGCTCAAGGTGTTCCCGAGATACTTTGGTCCCGGTAAAGAGAATGCTGCTGAGTATGCAGGCAAACCTGAAAAGATCGCCAACTATGTTTACATGGATAAAAATCGCTCTAAGGCTGGTGCTTTAGGCAATGTGAAGGATGGTGACGGGTGGTTATTTTCTGGAAAAGGTCTGAAACAGGTTACTGGCCGTGCAAATACGACTGCCTTTGGCAAGACCGTGGGCATGACTGCTGAAGAGGCTGCTGCTTACCTGTTGACCAAGAAGGGTGCTCTGGAGAGTGCTCTGTGGTTCTGGAACAGCCGTAACCTAAATGAGGTTGCTGACACTGGCGACCAAGTGAGACTGACCAAAATCATTAATGGTGGTGACATTGGTTTGGCTGATCGTCAGGCTCGTTACGCACGTGCTATGGCTGCTCTTGGTGGTAAGATTGAAGTCTCCATCAATTCTCAGATTACTGATGCAGTGACTCAAGCTCTGCGTCGTGGTTCGAAGGGTGACATGGTAAAGAAGATGCAAGCCAAGCTTGGTCTAACTGCTGATGGTGACTTTGGTCCGGGAACTGAAGCTGCTCTGAAGAAGTGGCAGACTGCTAACGGATTGACCGCTGATGGTGTGGCTGGACCTAAAACCCTAGCTAAGTTGCTTGGGTAAAATAGTACTTGCAAAACTGCAAAGCTTGTAATAATATAGACGAATAAACTGGAGAGCCTCTGTGGATTTCGATACTAATCAAAAATATAGCCTACTCTCTAAGATGGGTTACACTGGTCCCGCAGAAGGTCCAGCCATGGAGGCTTTCATTCAATCTAGTCCGGGTGTAGCTGCTCGTATGGGTAAGTTCTCTCGTGCTCTCCAGAAACGTACTGGCATGAATACTGCTGGTATGGCTGCAGGTGGTACCACTAAAAGCGACGGCACAAAGCTTGCAGAAGCAGCTATCCAAAACCCAGCCAATTTAATTGAGGAAGCACAGGTAGCTAAGGTTACTGAGACTCCCGGAACCACTATTGCTGCTGGTACAGGACAGGTGACTACACCCACAGTTGCTACCACTGCTGTTACTGCTGATACCACTACTGCTGCTGCACCTAAAGTTACTGCTCCTGCTACCATGACTGCAGATACTGTGGCAGACGATGTCTCTAAGGCTGTAAAGGGTGTTACCGGAGAACAGGGTACAGTCTCTAAGGGTGCTCAAGTAACAGCGGCACAACAGACTACAAGCTCTATCTCTGGCATGGAAGCTGCTCAGGGTGAAGCCTTCCTCATGACTAACCCTGTTCAGAGGGAGCTTGAAAGGGGAGAACTGGTCTCTGGTAGTGCCGTTGATGCTGCCAAAGTCAATAAGCTGATGAACAACGTCAAGGCAGCTACAGCTACTCCCTCTCAGAAGGCTACAGTTCAAGGCCAGCTTGAAGGTCTGATGACTCAGTTTGAGGGTGGTAATACACCTGCTTGGGCTGCTGGTGCTATGCGTAATGCTCAGGCCATGCTATCCCAGAGAGGTCTTGGTGCATCCTCACTTGCTGGTCAGGCAGTTATTCAGGCTGCTATGGAATCTGCACTCCCTATTGCTCAGGCTGATGCCTCTACCTTTGCTCAGTTTGAAGCACAGAACCTGTCGAACAGACAACAGACTGCTCTCTTTGCCGCTCAGCAACGTGCTGCTTTCTTGCAACAGGACTTCGATCAGGCTTTCCAGACAAGAGTTCTAAACGCAGCTAAGATTTCTGACATCGCTAACATGAACTTTACTGCAGAACAGAATATCGCTCTGGAGAATAGCCGTGCAGTAAATACAATGAACCTTGCCAACCTTGATGCTCGTCAGGGTATGGTTATGGCTAAGGCTGCTGCACTTGCAAACCTTGATATGGCAAACTTGAGCAATCGTCAACAGGCTGCAGTGCAGAACGCTCAGGCTTTCTTGCAGATGGACATGGCTAACTTGGACAACAGACAGCAGGCGACTATGTTCCGTGCTCAGTCGAGTGTTCAGGCTCTCTTTACAGATCAGGCTGCTATCAATGCTGCCCGTCAGTTCAATGCTGCCAGTAAGAACCAGACTGACCAATTCTTTGCTGACCTTGGCTCTCGTGTGTCTATGTTCAACTCAGAACAGAAGAATGCTATGGCCCAGTTCAATGCTGGTGAGGCTAATGCTACAAGGCGTTTCAATGCACAACTTGAGTCTCAGCGTAAGCAATTCAACGCCACTAATTCTCTCGTCGTTGCTCAGGCTAACGCTCAGTGGAGACAGAGCATCACTCTCACTAACACTGCTGCACAGAACGAAGCTAACCTAGAAAAAGCAAGAGCAATGAACGGAATGACCGCAAAAGCTATTGACGAAGTTTGGCAAAGAGAGCGTGATACCCTTTCATACGCCTTTACTGCGTACCAGAATGAGAGTGATCGTAAGGCTATGATCCTTCTCGCAGATAAGAAAGATGCTCTTGAAAAGTACAAGATTGAATCAGAGGCTGACGCGGACCTTATGGCAGGTGCTTTGAGTTGGTTATTCGGGTAATTACGTTAGGACAACGACATGGAATACGCAGATAACTATAAACAAACTGTATCCCTTGCAGACAAACTGAGGGAAGCCCAGACACAAAAACCTCGGAAGGGCTTTGCGGAGCGTGTCCAAGAGTACGAGCAGATGGATCAAGACCTTACCGTCACTGTTGCAAGATACCTTGACGGTGTTAGGGATATGTTCAAGAGAGAAGAACAAACTCAAAAAGATAGGGCTTCAGAAATTGAGAATTATCTTAACTTCAAAGATGGCTCTCCTATGCCCAAGAGGAACCCTAGCTACTGGGAAAATGCACCCCTACTTGCACCAATCACAGCCGCTGAAACTGACGAAAACATCAGGGCTATCCTCGAAACGCTCAAGGCAAAAGAGTCCAGCGGTGATTACACTGTAAAAAACTCCAAACCTCACCAAACTGCTTCAGGAGCATACGGGTATATTGATAAGACGTGGCGCGGACTGACTGAGAAGTATGGGATTGGCACTGAGTACAAGTCTGCAAAGGATGCACCACCTGAAATTCAGGACATGGTTGCCGCAAATAACGTCAGAGAAATCTTGCTTGAAAACAACAATGATGTTACCAAAGTCCCACTTGTGTGGTATACTGGTAATCCTCGGGGTGAGATCAGCCAGAAGGCACTTGATGTCAATGATGGCCTTACCCCTGCAGAGTACCAGAATGACTGGATGAGAAGATACAATAAGATGCTAGGAACCCCGTAATGCAATTTGATGCACCTATCCCCGGACAGTCCTTGACGACAGAACCCAAGAATTTTCCTTGGGAAAGACCGCCAGAGATCGTTGATCCAGAGCTTGCTATTCAGTACCACCTCGAGAAGCTGTCTCGTCCTGCGACTGTTGAGGGTATTCTGGATACGATTGACATGCTTGATGTAGACATTGCAACCCTCACAAAAGGTTATCTGCGCGCTCAGGTGGCAGAAGGTATTCACAGTATTGATGTGAGTCTGATTGTTGCCCCTGTTATCCATGAGTTTATTAAGCAGGTTGCCACGGCGGCTGGGATTGACTTTGATGAGGGCTTTGAAGACAAGACCCGCACTAAGAACGCTAAAAGAAAGCGTGAAGAAGAGTCTGCAAAGAGATACATAAAGAATCTTGGGGTTAGTCCCAGAGAACTTGTAGAAGATGCTGAAGTTGAAGCGGAAGAAGATTCGGTAGAAGTCCCTACTAAGGGTCTTATGTCTAGGGAGACTAAGTAATGTCCGCAGGTATCAGAGCAGGTATCGGCAGAGCCTTGTCGCTTTCGGCTGAGAGAAGGTATCAAGAGCGTGTTAGGGAGAATGAGCTGGCTGCTCGTAAGGCAGAGCTTGAAGAGACCCGTGCTTGGGAAACAAAAACCTACATGGAGAGGTTACAACAAGAACGTACAGATGCTATCTTCAGGATTGGATTAGAAAGAGGTGCATTCACTTCAGGTCTTCAAGACGTATCTCATGAACTGAGTGTCCTTAAAGAATTTGGTGCATCCGAAGAGACCCTCGCCAAGATTTCTTCCTACGGACCTGAAGCACTACAAGATGTTATCACGAAAGTGCAAAAAAAGCAGGAAGAGTATGCTGGCACACCCCTTAAGTTTGGTCCTGCTGATTTGGAGTCTTTGTTGTCTACCGCAGTCAGTAGCACCTCTCCGGGTGGAGTCCCTGACATCGACAAGGCTGCGAGTATCCTTGGCTTGACCCCCGAAGAACTAGATCAGCCCTATGCGGGTGGTCTGACTGTTCGGGATGTTGTTACTAAAAGCCTTGGTACACCTGCTACTACAAAGACCACTTTTCTGGATCAGCCTAAAGGGAAGCCTCTGGATACTTCGGACATCACCAACATCCAAGAGGGTGCGAAGAAAGGTCTTGAGGACGCTCTAATTGGCCAAGAGATTTATTTTTCCCAAGAAGCGACCAGACTGAGGGAGAAAGAGGCAAGAGAAGGTTTGACAGACGAGGAGGTCACGCTTAGAAATTCTGTTAGTGACAGTATCGACGAGTTGAAAACTGCTAAAGACAGCCTTAAGAGAGGTTCTGTTGACGCCGCTGTAGCACTGGTGGGTGGTCAAGCAATTATGCCTTACCTCATTAATAACCCCGTGGCACTTGAGTATTCTTTTGGCCCGAGTTGGAATCAAGCTATTCAGAAATACACCTTTAGTTCTAGGGAAGAGGCTCTGGCTGCTTACGAGAATAAAAACCTCAAAATTGGCGACATTATAATTATTAATGGTATAATGGATACTGTAAAATGATGGATTTTAATCTCTCGAGAAAAGAAGAAGAAGAGGGGGGTGGTAAAAAGGTAAGCCCTACCCCTTCAGAGCAGGCCGATTTGTTTAACCTCTCAGGTGAGGGGGGTCAAGAAGTTCAAAGGTCACCTAGACAGGGAGAGCGAGGGGCTACTTTTAATCTCTCAGGAGGTGCGAGATTACAACCCACTGTAGAATTACAGACTGAGGCTATGCTCCCTGTTGAACCTGTTGACCCTTTTGCTAAGTATGGGGAGAAGAGTGTCACAGATGAGATGATCCTCGCTGACCCAGACCTTATGAATGTTGTAGACACGGCTTTGAAAGCAAGATTTGGTGCCCGAAGCACTCTTTCTGGTGTCGCTACAGGTCTTGCTGGTGGGGCCACTGCTTCTTATGAAGGTAAGTCTCCAGAAGAACGACTGGAAATCTGGAACAACTGGCAGAGGTCTTTTGCTGGTGGGCAGTCTGTCACAACACTCAATGAAGTAGCCTTTTGGCAGGGTGCCAACGAGGAACAACAGAATGCTGTTGGTGCAAGTTATGAGTTGTTTGATAGAAAAGCCAATATCTTCACTGGCCCAGAAACTTGGGGAGAAACCTTTGATGGTATCGGGGACTACATTAAGGCTGCAATCTATGATCCGGTGACTGTTGCCAGCTTTGGTGTGGGTAAGGCTGTAGCAGCAGGTGGCACTAAGGCTGGTGTACAGGCCCTTAAAGCAACTGCAATCGAGACATTTCGTAGGTCGCTTGCTCAGGGTGCTACTAGGGAAACTGCTAGGAAGGCTGCTAAGGATGCCACTCGGATGGGGTTTGCCTCACTTGGTGCCAAGACCGTAGCTCAATATTCTGCCGTTGATTTTGCAGCTAACGTCGGTACAGACATTGCGTATCAGGGTGTACTAATTGATGCTGAGGTACAGGAAGAGTACAGCTACGCACAGACTGGTGTCGCAGCCTTAGGTACCATTGTACTACCCTCTCTCATTGCCGCAACAAAGGGTGTAGAAGCCCTTGCCGTAGGTGCTCGTCAAGCATCTGCTAAACTTCCTGCTGGTGAGCGTGGCGTGTTTGAGGCTTTTGTAGATGTGCAAAGAAAGTTTGGGAACCTTGATTCTGAAGCCGTTACCAATGCAGTAAAGCAAAGAACCAATATGGGGCAGGTCAGTAGCTCTCTCCAAAACACCTTCCAGAACTTTTCTCAGAACTTGAACAACTACGTGCCTTGGTCTCAAGCAAAAGTTGATGCAGGTAAAATCCTTAATAAAGAAGGTATTGCTCTCACTGCAGGAGAAAACCAAAACCTATTCTGGAAGAGTTTCCTTTTTGGAGACACTCAAGGTACACAAAAAGGTTTTGCACAGGAGCTTGCAGACGGAGGTTTCGTGTACGTCCCTAGAGGTAAGGACGACAAGGTTACAAACTTCATTGGGGATGCAATGTCTTGGCTGGACGACGCAACAGTGAAGCAACTTGTTACAGATTTTGAGAGTTCTGTCGGCAAGACCTTTGATGGAGAAATCGAGACTGCAGAACAACTCAGTGCGGCTTTCAAGAATAGACAGAGCCTCTTCGGTTCAGGTTTGGCTGACTCCAAGCAGGCTCAGGATATTATTGGTAGGGGTGGTACTGTTGCTGAACTCGCTAAGAGTATGAGTAGACAAGTGGACGAGGATCGCCCTGAGGTTGGTCAGTTCGTCCTCTCTGTCTGGAAGCGTCTCGTCACCTCCCACCCATCTACCACTGGCCTGAACGTCAAAGGTTGGGCTGCTACTGCCATTATGAACAGTGCCTCTGACGTTGTGTTGGGTGGTCTTAAGCTGGGTGAGGCTGCAGTCTACAAGATGGCAGGTAAACAGGGTGCCTATGAAGCTGCCTTGAATGCCTCTAAAGGTTCTGTTATTGGTGCCATCAAGCGTGGTTACAACCTCTTTACCCCTAACATGACTATGGATGCCGCAGATGGGTATCTCATGCTTAAGCCGGAGTTGTACGAACAGATTATCAGAGAAAGTTCTGGCGGTGTCGATGGGGGTAAAATTCTTGACCTATACAACATTGACCCTACAAACAAAGCTGCCAACCTGACCGAAAAGACTGTCACTGCGTTACAACACCTCACAGGTGCTAGACTTCAGGATGAGGTTACTAAACTCTTGTCTTTCCAGAGTGCCCTAGAACAGGGTATTATGAGGGAGTACGGTCAATCCTACAACGAGTTTATGAGTCGCCCTGATGCCTATATTGAGATGTTTAGTCCTCGCTTCAAGGAGCGTGTAGATGCTTGGGCAATGAACAGGACTCTCCGGGAAACCTCGTCTAAGAGTTGGTCTCAGAAAGAGGGAAGAGGTTTCTTTCTAAGTGCTGCTAAGATTGTTGAGGGTGCTTCTCGAAACCCTGTGGGTGGTTATGCGATTCCCTTTGGTTCCTTTATGAATACTGCACTGGCCACACTGGGTGATTACTCTGGTTTCAACGCAGTAAAGCATCTAACTGCAAGGAGTCTGACTGCCACTGGCATTGCACCTTCACGTATTGACTTCGCAGAAGAGGAAGGGATGGAGCTTCTCGCAAAAGGTCTTGTGGGGTGGTCTGCTGTTACCCTGTATCTGCCACAAGCTATTGAGAAAGTCGAGAGCGGTTTGACTTGGAACCAACAACCTCGTGATGACGGCTCTATCGCAGATTTGACCTACGATTTTCCTCTCTCCTATGTCATGATGATTACTCAGATGGCTGCACACTATGTGAAAGATGGAGAAATACCTACTTCTCTAGCAGAAGAAGCTTTTACTACTCTTGGTGGTGCACCCTTCCGTCAGATGGACGACGCAGCTAGACAGACCTACGAGGTTATACAGAGTGGACTGACCGGAGACTATGATGAAGCTTTTGCAAGTAGTCTTGAGGTTCTTTCAGGGCTTGGCTCTCGTATTATCTCTGGTGCGCTTCGTCCTCTTGACCCAGTTAATCAGGTGGCTATCTTGATGTCTGATGACTATACTCAGATTGACCGTAAGCAGGCAAACAATAAGTTCCTCGCAGAATCCTTCCGTTACGTAGATCAGATTTTTGGTGGTATTGAAGCACCCAGAGCGGCTACAGCTACTCGTGGTTTTGATCTTGGTCGCCCTGATCCGGGTAAGAGTTTGGGTGGTGTCAGAACATCCCCCAGCCCTAATGCTATTGAACGTATCCTTGCAGCCACAGGTAAGTCGTCTTGGCAAACTGGCATCAAATGGGGTGGAGACGACCAAGTAAAGAATACCATGGATGGCATCCTCGGCCCAATTCTTAACGCAGAAGCAGAGCGTATGCTTGAAGCAGAACCTGATTTCTTTGATAAAGATTTGCCAACTAAAGAAAAGAGAGTGGAAGAGGTTACTACAAGGGCTAAAAACATTACTGAGCAAGTCTTGGAGTATAGTTTCTCAAGTGAGGATACCCTAATCAAACTCAAGAGAGATTTGTCTGCAGTTAATAAGAAAGACTTGAAAAGGGCTATGGACTACCTCGGCTATGAAGGTAACCCTATGGAACTTGCCAAGGAAGAGGGTGGTGCTGAAAAGTTGGAGATGCTAATTTACTTCTCCAAGAACTTCGATGCCCTACTTGTAGAGTGAGCAAAAAGATAAAGGGGGCCTCGGCCCCCTAAGTCATTTATTAAGTTCAATCTTCAAGCATGTAGTCAGCCCACTCTTCGGCTTCTCTCTTGATCTCTTCCCTTCTTACGAGGCCAGTAGACCTTGAGAGGAGTGCATTCATGGCCATTCCCATCAAGTAGATTTTGGAAGTCATGGGCTTAGGAGGGACACTATGCCTCTTCTTTGCTCTGAACTCCTTGGCCTCTTCTTCGATGTTCATTGTCTCTGACCCACTCCAAGTTTCGAGAATAGGCTTTGTTGAATCCAAACTCCCAATCTCTGTATTTTGTTGTGTCCTTGTGGTACGGGTTTGTGGTCTGCCCTTTGCCAAAATCTTTGTATCCTTGTTCAAATGCGTTCATCAGTCGTCTCCATTGAGCGCCCAGATTATAAATACTACCAGTGCTAAGAGCAGCAAACCCTCAGTCATACTTGCTTCTCCATGAAAGCTAGGAGCCGCTTGTGGTACCACTCTGCCTTACGCAAGTCTTCTAGACCATTCTTGTAACGCCAGCGATGATTGTACTTAGCAATGTTCCCACGCAGGTAACCAATGTATTCATCTGGGCTGAGGAAGTCTTCAATGTATTCGATACACTCAATCTTCCCTTGACCATAGTGTGCAGGGCTGTTCACCATGTCTGTCGTCGTCTGACTTGCTGTCATAGCTTCTCTTCCTCGAATGCCACGATCCACTGCTTACAGATGTCACTGCGAACAATGTCATCCACTCCGAACTCAACGATAGGCACAGGCAGGTTGTGCTTCTTAACAAGATGGATGATCGCTGCTAGGCCCGACTTACCACCAATATCTGACTGCTTTATGTCACCGTTGATTACAACTTTACAATCTTTTCCGATCCGAGTCAAGAACATTTTGACCTCAGCGATGGAAGTGTTTTGTGCTTCGTCTAAGATAATGAAAGCATTCTTGAACGACCGTCCCCGCATAGTAGATAGGGGTGCCATTTCGATGTTGCCGTTCTTGATCCCAGTCTCTACTGTACCCTTACCCAACTGCTCATTGAGAACATCAAGCACAGGTGCAGCCCAAGGAGCAAACTTCTCTTCGAGTGTACCGGGGAAGTAACCTAAGTCCTTACCTACAGAGACGTTGGGGCGGGTCAGAATGATCTTGGTGATCTCTCTGTTGGCATACATGTTGGCTGCATAGGTGGCTGCAACAAAGGTCTTACCTGTACCAGAGAACCCGCAGACAATCACTTGATCTGAGCCATCCAGATGTTTGAGGTAGAGTGCTTGATTGTCGTTGAGTGGCTTGATGGCAACAGTACGCATTGCGCCTTCTTGTTCAGCGTTCTTGTAGCGTGATACCCGTTTGCCCTTAGGCTTCTCCAGAGTCATCATCAACCTCCACGTTTAAGATACCTTGTTTACCTAGATCAAGGAGCATCTGCACCACGACCTGTTCTATTTCATCTAAGTCCCTCTTAATCAACCAAGAGAGTAAGACGTTCGCTGTGAGTCCAGCTAGGATAGCTATTTCAACGGTCACTGTGTGCTCCACGAAGGTTTGTTACGAACAGTTTATACACATGTTCAGGTGCTGACAAGAGGGGGCCTTGCGGCGCAGTCTTAAGTCAAGTCAACGATCTCACAAGAACCAACACAGGCAAAGGTTTGAGTCCCTTTGGAAGTGTCTTCTTTCTCGTAATCGCTCAGCTTAGTCCAATCAATCTTCGGTGGCATGACAGCAAGTAGGTCTTCATACTCCCGTTGATTGATCTCCTGATAGGGTGCCTGTTGGTAGCTGTGGTCAGAGTGCGGCAAGAAAGACACACCAGATACTTCATCGAAGTACTTGTAGACCCAAGCACCAACTTCCATCCATTCATTGTCACGAACAGTCACCGTGATAGAAGCCTTATGTTCGCACCAGTGACGCTGATAGACCAACCACAACTCCAACTGTTCGATAGCCGTCATGTCGTTACGGGTAATAGCCCCTTCGGGAGACTTCTGTGGGAAACTAAAGACTGTGGTAGTCTCAGGCTTAATCACACAAGGCTCACTCGGAATACCTTGATCCTTCATAAGCTGCGTCAGAGGGTCTTTGTTATCACCTCTAACAGTACGAATGTAATACTCGCTATGACGAGCATGGATACCAGAAGCGGAGTCAACCAACTGACTAACCGTGCCAGAAGGCTTGACACAGGTGATAGCAGTAGAAGGATTAATGCCAAGACGTTCAGCCCACTCAGCGTTAGTAGTAACAGCGACATTCTTAAGATGCCCCAAGATGTTAGGAAGGTCTCGATTACCAGACAAGAATACGTTGTCCATGATGCCAGTCAACGACACACCAAGCAACCGCTCTTCCTCAGTGTTCTTCTGCCAAATCTTACGAAGATAGGGGAAGTGAGTGTACGTCGATTGGATAGTGCCAAGGATCGTAGCCAGCTTTACTTTCCGCTCCAAGTCCTCAAGTGTATCCGTAGCTCGGACCACGACTTCCGTGAGATTACAGAACTGGTACGGGCGAAGAATGATTTCACTGCACGGATTAGTGCCAAAGTCTTGGTTAGCATCACGACGACCATTCTTTGCAGCTTGTTTCTTAGATGCCTGACGAGAGAAGATACCACGCTCACCAGACTTGCTTTCCACCAGAGAGAGCCATTCACGCATGAAGGTTTCCATGTCAGGCTTCTCAGTGTAGGCCACAGAGTTGTTAGCCAAAGCACGTTGAGCATTACCTTCCCACCACATACCTGACTTAGCATGACGCATACGATCATCAGACAGGTTCGACAGAGAGATCATTGCAGAGCGACGAACACCGCCTACCACAACAACTTCACCAATCTTACACATGATGTCGTGGCACTCAATCGAAGACAGCTTACGACCAGCAGCACCCTTGAACTTCTCAATCGTATACTGGAACAATTCCACCAGAGGGGCAGGACCAGATGCACGACCACCAAAGGTCTTGAGTTTAGCGCCAGCAGGACGAACCTTAGACACGTCCCACTTAGGGATTTCCCCTGCATAGAGCATAGCAATCAGCTTACGCAGAGCCTTAGCCCAACCCTCTTTGCTGTCGTGGACAACGATCACATCTTCCGAGGTAAACATTTGCTCAGGAACCTCAGGCAGCTTGCTGATGTATTGACGCTCAACAGAGAAGCCAACACCAGTGCCACACAGAAGGATGAACATAGCCTCGTCAAAGGATTTGGGGTCGTCCACAGGCAGGTAGGAACAGTTGTAGCCAGCTGTGTTGTCACGCTCCAAGGCAGGACCAGCAGTCATCACAGCCCGCATCGAAGGCATGATCTCCAGACCAAGGATAGCCTCTTCGATTTCGTCAAGGATGATCTCGTCACGGGTTTTAGGTACAACAACATTAGTCATGTAGCGAGAGACAGTCTCACCCCAACCCTCACGCCGCTTATACTCTTCGAGCCAACGAGCATAGCGTGATGTGTGAATGAAGGACTGGTAGTCAGTAGGCAGGTGGTTACTCATTTTTTCACTTTCTTTTTGAGGCCAGTTCGATCACGATCTAGCTCATTATGATTGCAACGCGATGTGCTTGCACCACGATACGGTTTGTGCTGAGGTCATACTTGGATGTCAGTGGGTTCTGGATGGACCAGTCAACCAATACAACTGGAACCCCCTTGTCCTGCACTTTCTGCAGCTTGTCTATAAGCTCTTGCACTGTCATGTGATCGAACCGAGTAGTTTTAGTCCAATGAAGGGAGTTGTCAAGAGATAGATCGACATCAGATCAAATCCCCCAAGTAGACAGCAGGGTAGTCAGGGTTCTTTATGATCTTCCCATCCTCCCTTCGCTTGACGGTCCCATCCGGCTGCACACAACGACCGATATTGTTGTCATGCACACGCTCCACAGCCTCATCTAGATTATATCCGGCAGCAAGGGCATAGCCGTAGATCACGTATACAAGGTCTGCAAGCTCCTTCAAGTCCTTCACGGTGTGTGGCAACTCTTTGCACCACTCCTCGTACTCTTCACAGATCAACTTCTGGTACAGTGCCACGTCAGGTTTTTGACCAAGAACTTTAGAGAACTCCCTCACCATAGCGGAAGGGGTGTATTGCTTCTCTTGTTCAAAGTAGTCTAGTCCTGTGTCTTTCCACTTAGCCATTTCCTGCCTCCATTACATCCAGTGTGTGCAGCGTCAGATCATCAATATCAAACACTGCTGATTCAATCAAGCTGTAGACATTCTCCATCTCGTCGTCGGTACCAGCAAAGGCTGCTTCGGGATGGACTTCAACAAGGATTGTCACTTCGTAGTTCATTCAGCATACTCTCGCATGATCTGGTTGAGGGAAACAAACTCAGGCTCGTACATGCCATCCTCCAACTCACGCTTCACTACCACACCGTGCCACCACTGTCTGTTTGCTTGCCCAGCCCAGTGCTCCTCTGCGCCCTTATAGCAGCCCACCACGAGGCCAATGTTGCCATGAGGTAGCCCACCATCCTTGAAGTACATGTCACGCTTGTGAGAGTGCCCACAGGTGGCAGAACAGCCAAGGTTATTCACCATCGTATAAGCGTGATGGATGCCGCTAGTAGCAGTAGAAGAATTACCAGAAGTGAAGTAGTGCGCGTAGGCCACCTTGTCGTAGAGGGCGATGGCTGGTCCACTGTTTTCATACTCGTGGTATTCGTCGAAGTAGTGGTCTGTTTGAAGATGGCTAAAGGAAACCCCGTACTTTTCTCCCTCATTCCTTGGGTTAAGGGCGAGGTATTTTTTAATTCGGTTCTCGTGGTTTCCTTCGAATCCCACCCAAAAAGGTCGCTTCTTCCGGTGATGTCTGAACGGATGTCGGAGGAGTTCTTGGGCTGTGTTGTAGGACTCAATGTCCTTCTCATAGCTCTGTGTAGCCAGTGCTTTAGGGTATCTTTCATCATAGCTGTTGAGAGACCTCATGTCTGCTCCATCACCCAAATCAAACACCATGTCTGGCTTGAGATCATAGAGGAAATTTCCTAGTGCTTTGAACCGCAGGCTGCTTGTTGCAGGGTCGGCATGTGCACACGAGAATACTACGACTGTTTTAGTAGCCATATTAAGGCTCCTTGTTGTTGAGAACGATTGGGTACAGGTTGGTCTGGAAGTGCTTCACCAAGACATACGCCTCGTCGAGATCATCAAACCAGAACTCTGCATCAAACACATCTTCACCACGGGAAACTTTCAGAATCAGCATCGTCGATTCAGGTGGGAACCCGCAGTCTGGGATTTCTTTTGCAGAGAATGGTCCCTCTACGACACCCCAGAGTAGTGTTTGGTCAGGCTTTTCTTCTTCTTTTGAGAACTTCTTTCGTAGCCAGTTGAACATTCTTGTCGCCTTTCTCTGAGACCCAAGACTCTGGGATAAGTTTGTCTGCGAAGATGAAGCCATACTTGTTACACCAGTCAGCGTAAGAGGTGGATGATCCCTTGTTGATCTTTGCAGAACTGTTGGAGAACACAAACCTAATATCTAACTCTGGTCTCTGGGATTGCAAGAGCAAGTGCTTCTTCCTGTCTGCCAGAACAAACCTCCCCTTGGTTTCGACGATGATCCCATTGGGAAGCACGAAGTCAGGTGAGTACTTGTGAGAGCTTTCTGGGATGACATAGGGGATTTTGTAGGCTTCATATTCTACTTTGATCCCCAGTGTCTCCAGTTGTTGAGCAACTCTGCCCTCCAAGCCTGACCTGTAACCCCTAGCTTCGGGTGAAACTTTGGGTCTTCTACTCACTCAATTAACTCCGTCACTCGGGGTTCATTAACGACATCAACCATGAATACTGGTCCGGTAGAATATAGAAAAGTTCTGGCTTCTGGCCAACATACCTTCCTAAAGTCGCAGTATCCACAAGTAGTAGAGAGCACCGTGTTCTCAGAAGTCTTAGATTGGGGGACAGGTGGAATACGATCCTCTGGGATTGACCCAGCAACCAGCTTCTTGACTCTCTCAATCTCTTCTTCCTTCTTGGCAATCTCTTCTGTGAAGTCGTAACGATCCAAGCAGAGTTTGAACCTGTCCTTCTGAACGACAAGGAAAGCACCCTCGGTCTTGTTCTTCACCAGAGGATCATCCTTTCCTGCGTAGACATACGAACTCAACTGGCTGATGTACCCGAAGGGATCGTCTTCTCGCAGGTTGTGTTTACGGAACTTCTCAAACCCATACTTGGATGCAGACTTCACATCGACTGTCACCCCATCAATCACAGCGTCACGAGAGCCGGGGATACCGAAGACTTCAACCTTGTCCTGCATACCCTCGACGTTGTGTCCTGCTGCCTTTGCCAGTGACAGCACGAGGGCTTCGAGTAAGTCTCCGTAGAAGAAGGTTCCAAGAGCCTCGGCAGTGAGTGGCTCTGAGGATTCGGTTTGGTTGATCTTGTACCACAGCCTACGGTCACAGGGTGAGCCTATGCCAGAGAGACTGAGGTAATCTCGGGGGACTTGCTCCTGAGAAAACCTAGCCTCTGCGATACTAGAAAGGGAGGACGAGAAGAACTCTGTGACAGTTGCATCCCACCCTCCCTTCCCTTCGACAACCCTGTAGATGTCCTCTACGATGGTGTCTAATTTTTTACTCAAAACGGAATCTCATCCTCAAGTTCCATCTTGGCAGGTGCTTTGGCCTTGGCTACGGGCTTCACCCCTTCTTCCTCATCGTCGTCACCATCAGGGTTGTAGGCTTTGTGTTCCAGAACCTTAACCTTGTCGAGACGAGTACCCACGATGGCCTTGCGGGATGTGTCGTAGACAGAGAGGACAACTTCAACAGTCGAACCATTCCCAATCGGACCATCTTCGTCGTAGTCCCACTTGGTGCCATCAGCCTTGACCACGGTAGGCTCACCACCACCATACTCTTCGGTCCACTTGCGGGTGAAACGCACTCGGGTCATACCATCGTTGTCATTGCTTGGCGAACCGCGCTTCATAGACTTGGACTTCTTGAGCTTTTCCATGCTTTCGTTGTCGAGGTCCATGTCGATAGTGGTCTGACCACCAATCTCAACCAGCGCATTCTCGAAGCCAGTCTTGTCGCGGTTGTCTTCAAACACCTTGGCCCAGTATGCGTAGCCAGTCAGTTTTACTTTACGAGTTCCCATGTTTAGCTCCTTTGCTATTCGGGTATTGTAGCAGATTCTTCAAAGCAGAGGCAAGAACTATTTCTCACCAGCCACCTTGTATTTGCGTTCTTTGCTATTGTCTCTCTCGTACTCCTTACCACCCTTGGCCAGACGCACAGGGATGCTGTAAGGTTTCGTGAGTTGTTTGAGACCCTTAGTCTTCTTTTCCATCTGTCTTACTCCTTTGTAAGTTTCTCTGTTGCTTTTTCTTTGGCATTATATGGCAGGTAGAAAATCTTAGGGGATGTCCTGTAATACCCTATAGGGATGGCCACAACCTCTTTTGTTATGGTGGTCACCAACCCCAGACCTTCACAGGTGTTGCAGGGTGTGTGTTCATCTTTGTACTCCCCCCTGTGATAGCACTCCAAGACCTCGTGTGTTCGATACCCTGCGCCAAGACACATAGGGCATACGCCAAGAGCAGAAGATGTCTTCACTGCCAGTTTATAGTCTTTCATCATTTCTTCGTCTGTCAGCATCTGACCCTCAGTGGATGTCGGAATATCTGTGACCAAACTGTACGTCGATGTCCAGCTTGATGTTGAGTTTCAGCTTCTCGTTGACCTTGTTGATTGCCCAACGAAGAACCGATTCGTGTTCCTTCTCTTCACCCTTCTTGACCCTGTTGATGGATTCGTCGTGGAACTGTCCAACAATGTTTGGTCGTTTGGTCAGGTAGTGTGCAACCCACTGATCGAAGCAGTATGCACCTGTACCTTGATTGAGGGTTGAGAAGATGTCTTTCTCGTAGCGCAGCGTGTACCAGAAACCATTCACAGGGTTCTTGACCCACATCTGCCCGTTCACAGTCTTGACCTCCTGATCCTTGGCGAACTGTCTCACAGCCCAGTTACGCTCCCAGTATGCTTCCAGAAGAACCTTGGCTTCTGCAGGGGACATGCCAGTGGTACGAGACAGCTTAGGGACACCAACACCATAGACTGCAGAATAGTTGACGGGCTTGAACTTCTTGCGGGTCTTCTTGATCTTCTTGAAGCGGTCCTTGTCGTTGACCGTATCTTCATCTGCCCGTGTGTAGAAGTCGTAGTCGTCACTGTTGATGTAGCCCGCACGAACAGCAAGGTCCAAGTGTTCATCGAAGCCGGGGACAGACATTTCTGCAACATACTCTGGGTCGTATGGGTAGATGAAGTGACGCTTGGTGGTAGCCTCAAGAGACACCATGTCAGCACCACACAGGATCGTACCTTCGTCAGCAATGAGTGAACCCCTGATCTCTTTGCCCCACGGCTTATCAACACCGGGGAGGTTGACCAGAGGCTTCTTGTGCTTGAAGCGTAGTGTGTTGGTCAGGCCAGCAATCTCAGCCTTCACGTAGCCACCCACCTCAGACTCAAGCATACCCTCGAAGATGGACTTGCGGTGCTGGATCACGGTCAACCCATCAAGCAATCCCACTCCGGGGTTCTTCTCAATCAGGAGTTTGACTGAGGGTGCAAGCTCTCCATCCTTACGGACCTGAGGGATCATACGCTCAGTGCCATCCTCGTTCTTCTTGTAGTCGTGAGTACAAGGTTCCCAGCCCATAGAGAAGAGCCAGTCCTTGACCTGATCGGACGAGTTGGGGTTGGGCTGTTCGACACTCTTAACGACACGCACAGGGTCTTCGTGGAAGAGGGGAAGGTCGTGTTCTTCCAGAAGATTGAACCAGTCGATAGCAGCCTTGCTGTGTGTGCCATCCTTCTTGGTCATCTTCTCTGGTTTGGTCTTCTCAGCATACTTGGTCACAGGTGGCATGACCTGACGCAGTTCCTCGACCTTCTCTTCCTGAGCCTTCTCCAAGGTTGCCAGAGATTGCTCTACAAGCTCCTTGTTGATGCGCCAGCCAGCCTGTTCAGCCATAGCAGCAGACTTCATCTTGAAGGTCAGGTACTGGAAGAACTTGTCCATAGACTGTTTGTCGTCCTTGTAGACCATCTTGAAACGCTTGATGAGGTCTTTCCAGAGGAGCCAGTTGATCTTCACATCCTCTTCACAACGATGCTTGTATTGCTCGTAGGTCAGACCTTCCCAGTCAGTGATCTCAGGCTTAGGCACCCCGAAGTCTTCCCCGAAGGACTCAAGCCCGTGGAGTTGACGTTGGGGGTACATGACCCAAGACATAGGCAACGTGTCATACAGCTTAGCCTTGATACTGATGCCGAGGATTTTCTCCAAGACAAGAACATCAAAGCGGCAGATGTTGTGACCTACAAGAATAGTCTCAGAAGCCAGAAGCTCCCGCATCTCCTTGTAGCTGTTAGTGGAGTGAAACTCTTTACCATCACTTGTCCACGAAAGCACATGGACCTTAGTAGCCTGATCTAGCAGTCCATCTGTTTCACAGTCAAAAACGATCATCAGAAGCCTTCTCGGAGGATTGTTGTGTCAGAGTCCCAGTAGAGGGAACCAGCAGCACCCAGCTTAGCGAATGGGCGGTTCTTGTCGATGTGGAAGTAGGTAGTGTTTTGCTCCACCTCGTCCTCATTCTCTACGTCACGCTCAATCTTCATGCAGATGATAGCCTCTTCTTCCAAGGCCGCAGCATACTTTGTCCGACCATCCTCGTTCACCTGTGAGATAAAGATCACACCGATGTTCAGTTCCTTGGCAAGCTGTGCCATCTGAGAACCGAGAGCGGTCAGCAAGGAAGTAGCACCATCAACACCAGCACTAGACAAGTAGGCCAGACGCTGAACGTGGTCGATGAAGATGAAGCCTGCACCATAGACCGAGGCAGCAAGACGCACATACTCCAACAGCTTCATAGGATCATCGTGGAGACGCATCTCGAAGATGATGGTACGTTCACCCTTGGTGGCCTTGATTGCTGCATCAATGACCTCCTTCTCGTCCACAGCGTTGTACTTGGCATCGTCCTTAGTGCGGACATTAACACCCAACTCGTAGGTGGCCATAGCACGGTAGGTGGTGGACTTCATCTCTTCCATGTGCAGCAGGGCAATGCGTTCATCAGGGTCACGCAGCATGGCAGTCTCGAAGTAACGGATCACTTCTGTCTTACCTGTACCACGAGGGGCTTTGATGAATGTAATGCCACCCTTGACCAGACCCCTGCACTTCTCGTCGATCCCAGTGTGTCCTGTAGGAACATACTCGTAGGGGTTCTCAGTGAGAATTGCTTTCTCCACATCCAACGACGAACAGAAGAAGTTGTCCGGGGTGTAGCGTTGGGGTTTGATTGCAGCCCACTTGAGTGCATCACCAGCGCCAGCCATCAGGAACTCATTGGCGTCCTTGTGCTGAGACATGGGGACATACCAGAACTTCTGGGGGAAGGCACCATACAGAACCTCTGCGGCTCTCTTGCCTGCCTCGTCCAGTTCACCTGCATACACAACCTCTTGGAAGGAGTTGAGGTAGGCGTAGTTTTTCTTGACGAACTTCTCCCCAATGCCAGCACTGGGAAGTGACTTAACCGGATAGGTCTTGCCAAGGATTTGGTAGAGGGAAGCAGAATCGAACTCCCCCTCGGTAATGTAGATACGCTTGGATGTGCCAGCATTGAACTCAGGTCCAAACAAATCCTCGAAAGGCTTGCCCTTCTCCTTGGTCCAGAACACCTTCTCGTCGTAGCCACGGTACTTCACATTGTCCGTATGCTTGAAGGCATAGCGTACAGGCTTGTCATTGTCGTCAAGGTGAAGCTGAATACCGTACAGCTTGCACACATCAGGGTCCAGCCCACGAATATCCTCGTAGCTAACCTTAGAGACTGGCAGACTTCTTACATCGACTTGTTGCTTCACAGGGTAGGTCTCCTTTGCCCAATCTTTCAGTCCCTTCATACCCTTAGAAGGGTAACTCTGTCCACAAGATTTGCACTGTCCATACCCGTTGTCGTTCCAAGAGAATGCGTCAGAGCTTTTGCAATTCTCGAAGGGGCATGGTTTATGTGGGTGCTCCGTCACGTTCGTCTTCCTCTATCTTGTTTAGGGTGCGAATACTATCGAAGGCATCCTGAATGTCAACCCCGTATGCTGCACAGAGAAGGATAAGCTGCAGGCCATACTGAGCCATAGATTGTGTTGCTGCATGGTCCATGTCGAAGGTGTAAGTAGCACCACCATCTTCATGCTCCAACACTTTGTCTATGATGATACGGAAGGGTCCATCTTCAAGCACTTGATTCTCTCCTTTATGGGCTTATGACTGCGATTAAAAACACCCAACCCACTACTGTAGCACAGATAGCGGCTACACTATTCATCGCCATCTTCCTCCTTGTGGATGTAGTAGTCACAGTCCTTGCTTGGATTAGGGTGAAAGATTGTCTGGTAGGTTGGATGTCCCGGTGTCTTACGCATACACGTCTTCTCTAGGGGGCAGTCCTGTGTCCCGCATCTTGCGTAGTCGTAGGGTAGAACTTTCCATCTCATGCTTGTAAATCCCGGTGCCAGCCCATTCAGATCATCCTCGTTCAGCATCTACCAAAGCCTTCCATGATACAGGGAATAGGTCTTCCATTATCACGCTGATCTGGTCCGCAACTAGACGTGTCTCGTACTGGGTATCATCCTTGCAGCGTAGACGACACATATCTGCGAAGGCATCAAGGCTTCCCGACCAGTACCACTCAGTCATTGTCGATTGAGGTAGAACCATACGGGCTTGTTCAGGAGCTACACCAGATTCCAGCAGGGTCTCATACTCGTACAAAGCTGATTTGTTAAACTCGTGAGGAACCATGTAAGGAATTTTTACTTCACCACTAGACCCTTGCTTCTTATCTTCTGCCCTACCACGCCATACGTCAGGTACATAGAACTCAGGTTCATCATCTACGTAACGACGAGAGACTTCATTCCACCGAAGGAACTTATGCTTCACAAGCTGTCGTGCTACGAAGATGGGTGCCTTAACGTGGAAGGACATGAAGGCATGGCCAAAGGGAGACATGTGCTTGTGCTTGGCAAGGTAGTGGATCAGCTTGGTGTCTTCTTTCTTGAGGCATTTGTGCAAGACCGTCCCGTAATAGCCGCCGTTGTCTTCTACGATTGGAACCCACGAAGTCTCCCACTCACTCTTCTTACCAAAGCTGACCCGTGCAGCATTAACGACAGACAGATCACTGCCCATGTGGTCGATGTAGGTAGCCTTAATCATCTTACTCCCCTGTGCTCAGCAGTTCACCAGCATCACCCCGGAAGTCTACATCAGGCAGGATCGACTGGGGCTTAAACACAACACGGTAGTGATACACACTCACATCAGCAGTCTCAAGTTGTTCAACGAAGTACGTCACGTTGTCAGAGATACCAAGGAAGTGCTTCTTGTACTGGTTGGGGCCAGTCTTGCAGGTGACTTCGAGTTGCACATCAGCACCGTCCTTTTCGATAGAGCAGCGCCCCTCAATGGTCAACATGTAGGTGTCTGTGATGCCGTTGTAGAAGACCACACGACGATCAATCTCGAACATGTCAGCGGCCTTGGACAAGTTTTCAGAGGCGATCTGTGCATCAGGTACGCAGGCTATAAGTGCGAGTACAGGTGCAGCAAGGAGAAGTTTTTTCATCAGTAGAGTTCCTCAATTTTGAGTGAGTATTCATTAGCACGTACCTGTTCTTCGGTGTAGTCGTTCACAGAAAAGTACCGAAGAACCTTGATGCAAGAGTGAACATACTGCAAGCAGTCAGCGTAGTCCTGCCAGTGGTGAGCCTCAAGGTACTTTCTCTGGGACAGCTTCTCCAACTCCTCGAAGTTGGTCTCCAAGGAACTCTCCAACACTGCCAAGACAATCTCATCCATAGCACCATTGTTGATGAGCTTCTCTACGATAGAAGCCACTGCGTCTTTCTCTCTAGTCATGTCTATATCCTCAGAAGGTTGGGTAGAAGTTGCTGCCTGTGTGGCTGTGGTACTCAGATACCGTCTTGTATTCTTGCTTCAGATGTTCGCAGGGTTTCCCATCCCACTCAGCCTGTTCTACCTGTTGCCCTAGCTTCTTTAGCAGGGTGTGGATGCTGACGAGGGATGTGTCCTTGTTGCGGTCATACTTGTTATGCTCCATCTTATCACCCTAGCTCGTTTTCGCTATACTGTCGCATTTTCAACAGGGCATCTAAGTCCCAGTCTCTCTGTGCTGCATGATACAGTAGATCAGGGTCTTTGCGGCATCTTTCAAGAAACTCCATCGCTTCTCTCTTTGTCTTATAACAGCCGAGGCTTGTTGTTCCGTAGTGGACCCACCACATTTTTTTGTTGCTCATCCTCTTACCCTTCCTCACACTTTCCCTTATCGCCTTAGCCTCTTCTGGGTATCTCTGCTCAAAGTCCTCGGCACAAATGTTGTCCAACCAATCGTAATACTCTTCGGCAGTGCATTTATACCCATCATCACGGTACATTGGGTGGCATGTCTCATTCCTACTACGTACCATCTTTGTAACCCTTTCTGACGTTTTGTGCTGTCTTAGCACCCTCGTATGTGTGCCTCATGTACGGGTTGAGGCTGGCGATGTTCTTGTGTCCTGTTACCTGCATGATGCCTGTGCTGTCAACTCCCGCAGCTACAAACTCTGTGATGGCAGTCTTTCTCAGGTGTCCAATCTTCAACTCTTCTGGCAAGCCACATGCCTGCTTTATCTGGCGAAGTATAGGCCCAAACGATTCAGGTTTCAAGGGGACATAGGCATTATCGCTGGCCCTGTGGTGTGGCACCACGTACTTCTGGAAGCCCCAATCATCCTTCTGTTCCTTGAGCATGGTCAGCAGTGGTTCCTCAATGGGCATCTCTACCTCTGCACCCCTCTTGGATTGCTTGACCTTCATCCTTGCATTGTCGAGGTCGAGGTTGTCCCACTTGAGGTGGCAGATGTCTGTAGGTCTTTGCGCCCACTCGTAGCACATCATCACCAGAAGCCCTACGTTCCTCCACTCGAACTTGGTGAAGGCAGTATCAAGGAACACTTCAACCTGATCCCTCGTCCAGATCGGTGTCTTGGGTTCGTGCCTCAGCTTCTTCACCTTGGACATTGGGTTGTCGTTGATAAGATCGAGAGATCGGGCGAAGTTGAGTACGATGGAGAGTATCCTCGCCCTCTCATTGGCCCTTGCAACCGAGTGTGCTTGAACCCAATCCTCGTAGGCTTCCTTGCATATCTTGGCAGTCAGTTTGTTAATTGAGATATGGCCAAGGTCTGAACGAGAAACACTCTTCAAGTCTGCCTCGTACTTGATCTGAGAGTTGTTAGAGAGAGAGGCAAACTGCTTGGATGACAGGTAATAGTTGATGACATGGATGATCTTGGAGCTTGGTCCTACGTTCCCCTCCTTGATCTCTCCCCTTCGGTAAGCCTCAACCTTCTCTATCAAACGAGGGACTTCGTAACGTGCAGCCCTACCGTCCTTGAAGGTCTGAGACTTAACGACACCAGCCTTAGAAACTTCTGTTGGAGGGACGAACCTGTGAACGACAGACCCATCTGTGAGCTTAACCTTCTTGGTGTATTTCATGTCGTCCTCTAGCCCAGAGAAAATAGTTGAAGGTAGCACTTGCCATGAAGAAAGACCTGTGCTACCCTCTATCTCTTTATGTATACCTTAAGGTACTTTTACTTCTTAAAGAAGTAATAATACTTAAGGATATTCTTTATGGTTCTCTTCAAGGATGTACGTAGAGAGAACTTCATCAAGGTCCAGAATTTTTCCCGTAGCATCTTGAACTGAGTCATGGATGATGATACGATTCCCTTTCTGTCCCAAGGCTATCCCGTAAGCCACTGCATCAGCTAACCCCTCTTGGAGAGAACTTGCAATGACCTTTCCGTTGTCGCTCACCCTGACATGGTACATCTCTTACCTCTACATGACTGCGAGGAAGAGTGCAATGAGGGTGATGTTCAACGCCAAAGCGAGATCAAACCTCAACACATTAAACCCAATCATCCAGTTCCTCTCTGGTATCAAAGTCATACATCTCCTCAGAGAGAATGTCAGGGATTTCTTTGGGTTCAATCTCCGTAAGAACCTTGTACTCGCACACTCGCATCTTCGAGAAGTTGTAGTCGTAGGGAACAGCAACCACGTTGGCAGGGTTCACCTCAACCACCAGAGTGCGGTTGTTCTCACCAGTGGCATATCCCTTGAGGTACTCGTCAGCACAGACATGCAGGCCAGACGAACAGGTGTGCTGGGGATCATCGTCAACCTTGCTGCGATCCATCTTCACCACCTTACCAAGGCTGTTGTCCATCGTGCCAGTGTGCAGGTCTTTCCAGTTCCAACCAACACGCTTGAAGGCGATGAAGTTACCTTCTGGGGTGATCGGGGCATTGAAGTGCTCAAGGAACCCGTAGAGGCAGTTGCGAGAGCGGAACGAGGGGTTGTCCATCAGCTTCTCAAGGAACTTGATCCAAGGGGTAGCATCGAAGCCATCGTCCAGCAGGTTCAGCAGCTTGTTGGTCAGAGCGTTGTGGATTTCTTCGCCCTTGTAGTAGACCGTGCCGTTGATAACCTCAACAGACTTGCCAGCAGACTGACGGATAGTCTCTTCACGATCAGACAGGGTGAGGATGGTGGCAGCGTCATGCTCAGGTCCACGAAGGTGCTCACGCAGCTTCTCAAAATTTTTGTTGCCAGAGAGGACGGTACGCATCTTGCCGCTAACAAACACGGTGACGCTTTCGGCAGAGAGGGTATAGGGGACACGCATTGGGTTACTCCTTTGCTGCGTTGTCGATCAGTTGGATGTATTGCAGGAAGTTCTCGGTATTGTCACCCCTGCATAGGGTAAGCAGTGGGTACTTGTCAAGGATTTTCTTATACTTGGCCTCAGAACCCTTGCTGGAGAAGGCAGGCAAATTGTAGTGGTTCAGTAAGTCCCCCCATTGGGTAGAGCCAAGACCAAGGTATTGCTTTGGCTTAGGTTCCTTAATCTTCTTTGAGAACTCTCCGACAATGCCGCCTGCTTCCTCAAGATTTCTAAGGTGGTTGAAGGGGTAAGCGTCGTAAACATTCCCAAAGATTTCATTCACGTTTTTTACCTCCCCCTTCACAAGATGTTCCAAAGCAACTTCTGCATCAAGCCAGTTTGCCTGTCCCTCAAACTTACTCCAGAGGGTCTTAGGTACCAACACTAGCTCCTTCCCAAACTTGCTTAAGAAGACTGCATATGCCCTGCGTATCTGGTGCGGCACTTCGTTGTTCGACATCTTACAGTAGTAGCCACCCCCACTAAACTCTGTGGCATCCATATCATGTTTGACTAGGTGTCCACTTCTCAGGTGGGACAACATAACTTTACTGCGAGTGCCAGACTGTCTGGGGCCATCATCCGGCAAGTCCTTCACGTACAGCACAGGGAAGTCAATCTCTGCAATCAGGGCATCAACCTCAGCCTTCTGTTCTTTGTCTGTCAGATCAGCCCTGACCCAGACGTAGTACTTGTAGCTGTCAATAGCACTACAGATACGTGTTGCAGCACGAGCACAGCCTTTCTTGTCTGACCAATCCTGAATGAAGATGGTGTGGTCCTCTGTCACACTCAGGTCTCTGTCAATACCAAACCCCGCAGTCTTCTGACGGTAGCCCTTGTAACCACAGTGCAGAGAAACCTTCTGGTATTTCGCAAGGTTCCACACCTTCGGGATTTGCAGACCTCTCCACTTGAACTCACCACTACGAATGAACCTACGCAGTTTGGGTGCCAGCTTGGCTGCAAGGAACAGCTTGGGCTGTGCTTCAACCTCAGCCTGTAGTGCATCAAACAGTTGCTGTTCAACTACCTCAGTCTTGGCCCTGATACTGGCAGCAGTAGGATCATTGGGACCGAAGGACAGGGCTTCGCGTGATGCAGTGACTTCCAGATCACCAATGTCAAACTTGTAGACGATGCTGCGACCATGCCACGAGCTTTTCGGGAGATACTCGTAGGGAATAGGGTAGAGGACACAGCCCATCTGAGCGTATGCACCATTCATCGACTCATGTTCGTACAGGTAGTAGTCCTTGCCCTCGTACATCTTCTTGAGGGGGCTGAAAGACTTCTCCTTGGAGTTGGTTACAACAGGTGGAACATCGAAGCCCACAGAGATCACATTGGCTGCGGTCTGGAACTGTTGGATGTCCTGACGCTTCACAGGGAAGGAGACTTCAAGACCATCAGGCTCATTGGTGGGCTGAGGCTCAGCGAGGACATGGAGTTGCGGCGATCCGTCAGGTCCGAGTTGGACCGCATAGTAGCTGACCATGCCCTTGTGACGGGAAACGACAGAGAAGGTATCAGTGTAAGACATGGGGGACATACGCCCAACGCCCCACTTACCTACAGCCTTGTTAGTATTCTCCTTGGTGGAGTGACCCAGCACAGTGTAGAAACCTTCCATGTCATCGTGGGCAATCCCCGGCCCGAAGTCACGGCAGGTGAAGGTGGGTGTGATGGCAGTAGGGAAAGTCACCTCGAATGGGACAGCCTCCTTGCCTACCATAGCATGTGCATCAAAGGCATTGGACCAGATTTCACGGGTGATGGACTTGGGCTTGTCTGAGTAGAGGCCAGAGATCACCATGTGGAACATCTTGCCAGAGGCTTGGATGGTGAAGTCTTTGGTAGTCTGGCTGTTGGTCTCTACGACACGCAGTGTGCTATTGCTCTTCATGGTTGACTATCTCCCATAGTCTGATGGTTGCTGTTACAGCGGCGTCAAGTTCTTCCTTGTTCGAGGATAGCATAACACAATCAACCAGTTCCTCGAACTTCAAGTCTGAGAAGTAGGCATTACACACTGTAGACAGTATGTAGTCCCAATCGTCTGGTTCATAACCCATTGATTAACCTGTGAAATGGTGCTGGTGGAGAGGCTTGAACTCCCGACCTGATGCTTACAAGGCAACTGCTCTACCAACTGAGCTACACCAGCATGGCCTACCCGGAGCGATTTGAACGCCCGACCCAGTGCTTAGAAGGCACTTGCTCTATCCAACTGAGCTACGGGTAGTATCTCTATACACTACACCCTATTGGTTAACAGTGTCAACCAGTTTGTTTAACACCTAAACCCTCAATCTCGGCCAGCGTGGCGTCAATGCGGCGGCACAGTTCCATGTCTCGCTCCCACTTACGCTCGTAGACTGGATGCTCGTCCTTCGGCCATTCGTGGGTGACATACTCCTCAAGGTCTTGCCGCGCCTCCTTGAGCAACTCCACCGTTTTCTCCAGCTTGGCTTCCAGATCACGCACAGCCTGCGTCCCGATACTGTCGCACTCAGCATAGGCGTCCCGGTATTTTTCGCAGGTCGCCAGCTTGGCGGTCAGGGCTTCATTAATCGCAACAAGTTGCTCGATGCGGTCGGCGGCGGCGACAGATAGGTCAGCGTATCCATCGTCCGCAAAATCACGCAGCGCCTTTACCAGTTCTTCGTCAGTCATGTCAGTCCCTCCATGTTCCCATCAGCCGCGAGTTAAGGTCAACTACCTCAGTCAGCCGCGCATAGCGCCAGCGACCCCACTTCCAAACCCCCGGAGCGTAGTCTGGCACCGCCACTCGGACCATGAACACGGGCAGGAAGCCCCACTTCAGGTGGATCGCGCCCTGTTGGGCTTCGCTTGTCAGTTCTTTCATTTCGTCCTCCGTGAGGGGCAGTCACGTCCTTGGTTGCAGTCATGGTTGCAGGGTGGGCAGGTCATTCGTCAGTCTCCTCGTCAACCTGAGACAGGTATTCTCTCTGTGCTTCCAGACGTTTCTTGTAGCCCTCTGGCCCCTCGCACCATGCCTTGAACCTTGCTTGGTCCACAGTGCATCCATCCTGTTGCCAGATCAGTGCCGAGTGTTTGATGAATGAGTCCATGGTGCGCACCTTTTATTGAGCCAGATTTCTACAGATTTTCTTGCGACAGCCTTAACCTCCTCGTAGGTAAACTCCTTGCCTGTGAGTAGGGCATCCCTGATCATGTCGTTATCATGCCACGGCGAGTTTGCTAGGTTCCTGAGAATATACATGGGGTCTCTCATAACCTTAGCCTTCCCTGTCAAGCTCTATGCAGAGGTCCAGATCGAAGTCGTCAAGGTCGTAGAAGCCTGTGTTGATTAGCCTGCCGTTGGGGGTGGACATGTAGACAGGTGCCTCGTCCCCGTAGGTAGGGTGTTCCCAGAGTTTGTATCCCTCAATCTGCATCAAGAGATAAGGATCACGTGCAAGGAAACGATCCAGTTTGGTTATTGTCTCACTCATCCCACACCCCCAGACTTTCCAAGGTTTCCAAATATGCCACTTCGCTCAGTGCTTTGAAGTTGCCATAAGCATCAGGCATCATCCAGCTTCCACCCTGCATCACGATCCACATGATGATAAAGAAGTCTCTTGCGTCAGACATGTCCTCAGTCTCCTATGCAATCAGATAGACAGATGTTTTACGTTTCTTCCAGATCACATACATGCCACCTTCATCAAGGTAGACACGGCGATAAGGACTACAGATCACCCACTCAGTAGGCTCTTTTGTCTGCACATTATCTGGTTTCACTACTTCCCTTGCAGAAAAGACGTGACCAGCATGACCATTAGTAACCACGAAGACTTTCATTCCCATTGTCCTTTCGAGTCAAGCTCTTTCAAGTCAAGCCCCATCATCTTGTGAGGCGAATACAACACACAGGCCAAGGCCCATGAAGCAACCTAGCAGTATCCATTCCATACTACACCTCAATCGCAGGAAGAGTAGCGGGAAGAGTCAAGCACCCATGCCCCACTGGTTTCTTGCCATACACGATACGAGTATCCATACCCCGGCCCAAGCAGAGCCTTGCAGCGTTGGCCTTCTTGTTCAGCCTCAGCCTCAGTGTCGAAGTATTCTACCTCACGGATCATAATATGCTTCCCCTTCATCCATTGCTGCTTTCCATGCCTCTGGTGTGCCACGAGACAGAAGGAACATACGCCCATTTTTCGTAGCACGGGGCATAGCTTCATCTATTGGCATACCATTGACCCAGTTATCAAATTCCTCATCAGTCACATCAATCAGGCAAGATGAGGTAAGACCTTTAGCAGAAATGTAAGTGAACTCCATCACGCATCCTCCTTCATCTCTGCGTTCCATTCTTCCTCAGTGATACCAGTCATAATGAACTCCCGGTCCACATCAGACAGGTGGGGCATCGCCCTCTGGATCAGCATACCACTGCGCCAGCGGTCATACTCTTCCTCAGTCACATCAATGTCACGGGATCGGGTGACACCACTTAGCATTGACTTACGAATGAACTGCATTGTCTTTCCCCTCAGATTGCGAAGTAGACATTGATGTAGGCAAGGCACACACTGTATTCCTTGCGGTCGAATGCCTCACAGGCCATCGTCAGTGCCTCATTGCGCTTGGTCCACACCTCATGCGTCACATGCTCATCTATCATGTCGTCCTCGATGTAGTCACTCATAAGGTCCAGACACTTGGTCAGCGTGTCGGGCGTATTGTCCCTGTCGATCAGGGCGTATCGGATCACATCCGACTCAATGAAACCATATGACATTGTCTTTCCCCTCATCCAGCGAAGTGTTGAAGTTTCCGCATAGTAGTCTGGCGCTCAGTGTAAAGGCTCAGCTTGCCCATGTGAACGGCGGTCATGCAATCATCCTGCACGATATGCCATCCATTGTTCTTGCGCTTGCGAAGACGCACCAGACCCTTCTTGCCCAGCACGTTGAAGCGGAAGCCTTTTGTCCCATCATTCAGAGACTTGGTTGCGAAGATGATAAACATGGATCATGCCTCCTTGGGGCGAGAGATTTTGGTTTGCTTCACACCATCACGTGTGCCGTGTTCTTTGATGGTGGCCTTGACTGAAACAGTGTCACCCTTTTCACCCAGCTTGTTGGTGCCTTTGTAGACCACCACATTGCCAGCACTGTCGTGCATCACATGCAGGTAGCTTGTGCCATACATGCCAGACATAGTTAGCACCATGCGGATGGTCAGGTCAAACTGCATACGATCACCTACAGCACCCACCCAGCCAGAGGTTTCTGCATCTTTGGCAAGGCTATCTGCACGAGACTTAGCACGTTCTGCTGCACGTGTCTCGCCACGCTCAATCATGGACAGCACAGCCTTTGTTTGGGCATCAGACAGGCCACCCCATTCGTGCAGGCTGTCACGCATCTTTGTATAGAAGTCACCGAAAGAGGCGTTCACTGTAGGATGCGAAGAGGTTTTCCATCCATCAGCACCATAGGTGGGCATATACTCGCCCAATTCCATCAGGAAGTTATAGCAGCGCCGACCCTCAGTGCTGGCCAGCATCTTAGCCTCACGTGTCTTTGCAGCATTGGCACGGATATTCCGCATGATAGCACGCTGATAGGCCACATCATTCTCAACAAAGGTTCCACGATTTGACATGTATTAACCCCATCTGTTCAAGGTTGCCTTAGCATTACCCCTACACCTAAGCACAGGGGCAAGTCTCTGTCAACCCTCCTGATAGTGGCTGGCAATCTCTTCACAGTTCACATTAGCTATCGCCATCTCAATTAAGTCTGAGAACAGGCCCCACATTTCCGGGGCGTCAGCCAGCATGTTGTTGATGGTGTCCTTTATGTGCGTTGCACAGATTTCCTGACCTGTCTCAATCTCTTGTTGGAAGTATTCAGACAGCCACAGGTTCACAAGCCACGTTTCTTTATTCGTCCAGCCATTGAAAGACATGATTTTCCCTCATCAGTTTAGAGTGATTTCAACCTTATGCGATGCCGTGGATACGACGCCACGCAACCCATGTGATAGCCTGCATCTGGTATGCCTTGATGCCCTCAGCATGTGCAGCGACACGATAGGCATCCTGCAATTCCAGACGGGCCTTCTTCCCGATACTAGGCACATCCTGCATCACACGGCGATCATTGTGGGCGATACCCCATGCGTGGCCATCAATCACGCAATTGTCGTAGCCAAGGATGCACCAGTAGAAGTCAGTGATCTTGGGGCCGTTCAGAATGGTGGCGACTGTCTGGACATCCCCCACGCTTTCCAAGATACGCCATGCCTTTTCCCACATGGTGCGATAGGTAGATGCCTTCACATCCTCGTAATACCCGCCACGGCTGAACGTCTCGCAGAACAGTCTGGCATCTTTGACATTCTGGCCCCAGAGGTTTGTAGGCGATAGGGCAGCGACCACACCAACAACGATGTGAAGAGGCAGGCCGCAATCCTCAGCAATCATCTGGCAATCAGCCTGCGCTTGCTCATACCAGTAAAGCCCGTGGCTCACCTCATCCGCATTGGCCAGAGCATACACGGCCCGGATACTTTCGACAAAAGACATCACGTGTCCCCCTTATTGACTTATCATTACCCATATAGCGAACCACATGGGCAAGTATCTGTCAATACTTACTTAGGGCAATTTGTCAGTTTGCCCCAAGCCATCTTAGCTAGGTTTTGCCAGCTTGTTTCATGGGACGCCGCAAGGAATCTCACCTTGCAGGGTTTTCTGCGAACGCAGCCCTAAGGAAACTTACCCAATCCGTTGGTCAGACGCCTCACCCTAGCGGCAAGGAAAGAGCGCGGGCCAAACACAGGTGGCCTTACTTCCTGTCCTGTCAATCTTGTCACCGGATCATCCGGCTTGCCCCTACCTTGGCACTTACTCTTTACGCCGTCAACACCTTTTTCCGTCTCGCCTTCCCTAGGACTTGCTTGCGCCTAGGCCCGCTTTTATCGGCTGAAAGATTCCTTGGGGCTTGCTATTCGCTTGCTGGTCCAGATCGTCGTCTCAATCCGTCTTTCGATGCCTAACCTTGGCATGGATCGTTTTCAGGATGCAAGCGGAAAAATGCAGGGTCATGTCGAATTCTATTTCTTGAATGTGATGACCTGATCTGGGTATAGGAACACGCGCGTATGTGGGGGAGGGATATATTCTGGATTCCGAATGTGACTCAAAGGGATGGGGGATATATTCGTGGTATTGAATGTGATTCATGGGGATGCATCCCTCTTGCGCTTTTTACCATCCGGTCAAATTCCAAGATGTTAAAAGCCTTAACATTCAATTCAATAAACCTACATTCTGTTAGAAACATAATCTTTTCAATGTGTTAGCATATACTGGCCTAGAGCTTCGTGGGAAAACGGCACAACCTACCAGACTTGCAGGCATAGGGGGGACGGGCATGGGCCATGGCGGGGTACCTAGTACGTATATACCCACAATGACAGCGGGGGGATTTTTGTAGTTCTGTTAACCAGAAAAAGCCTTAGTGGTTAACAACATGTATTTCTTTACCAGTTGGTCAAAAATGGTACCACAGTTGTAGAGAGCGTAGGAGGGGCCTTACAGAGCGATCTCTTGTCTTGGCTATGGTGACCTAGAAAAAGTGGAGATACCCATCTGGCGGCTCTCTATGAGGCTTTTTTAGCTATGTTCGTGGTGTTACTCCTGAGTGGGGTGATTCTGGGGGTAGAGAGCTTGGGAAGGAGTAAATATTTCTAGAAAAAGATGAGAAGACCTCTTGACAAACGACAGGAAGGCGGTATATTACATTAAGAGATACATGATGTATAGCTTCAAGAAGCTTAGTGTATCTCATAATGAAGCCTGATGAGATAGCTTCAAGAGTACCTTAAGGTATACTTAAGTACTTATTACCTTTAAGTAATTATATAAAAATAAGGTATAACCTTATGAAGCTTAAGGTAGGAGCATTATGTATCTCTTAATGTATATACGTAGAAAGGAAAAACAGAAATTCAAGTACCCTGAGGTAATTTTTTCTGTCGTTCCTCTTAAGATAAGGCTTGACTCTAAGAAGCTCAAGGATATAACTAGCAAATGAAATATTTCGCAGACGACGATGTGCTCACCAACTTCTACAATGCCCTTGCAGACAAGGATGAAGGTAGACTTAAGAGGGTTCACATACCCCGATCTGATGTGTTCTACGTTCGTGAGGCCATCTTCCAGAGGACTGGGGAAAGATATTCCCTAGACAGGATTGAGAGAGCCATGTACCTAGAGGGTCACCTGAAGAAGAGTGACGTTTTTGAGCCAGATCGTAAGAGAGAGTGGGAATAATGCCCAGTGAAAAAGACCCCAGACTGGCCAGAGCAGGTGTTGCAGGCTTCAATAAGCCCAAGAGAACCCCAGATCACCCCAAGAAGTCCCACATTGTGGTAGCAAAAGAGGGTGATAAGGTCAAAACCATCAGGTTTGGTGAGCAGGGTGCTAGTACTGCAGGTGCTCCCAAGGCTGGTGAGGCTGACAAAATGAAGAAAAAGAGAGCCTCCTTCAAGGCAAGACACGCCAAGAACATTGCAAAGGGCAAAATGTCTGCTGCATACTGGGCTGATAAAGAAAAGTGGTAAGAAAATGATGATGGGCCTGATGATTGGTGAGATTCCTGAGGTTTCTCCGAAGAACAAGACCAGAGCAGAGAAGTACTGGATGTATGGTGCTACTCCTGAAGAGCTTGCTAAGGCATGGGATAAGCCTGTAGCCATTGCTGAGTTGAAGAAGTGTGGTAATTGTGAGTATTTCGATAATCGAGTCCAAACTCTGAAGGCCCTGAAGCTGGAATCTGGCATGGGTGCCTGCAAGAAGTTCCAATTTGCTTGCTCTCAGGAAGCTGCCTGTCAGGCTTGGGATTGCCCAGACTGGGAAAAAGATTACGAAAAAGAAGAAGACTGATGGCACCCCGTAACTACAAGTCAGAGTACGCTAACTATCACGCGAAGCCCGAACAGCGGGAGCGTAACAATGCTCGTAAACGTGCTCGTTATGACTTGGAGAAAAAGGGTGTAGTGTCTAAGGGTGATGGTAAAGACATCGACCACAAAGATGGTAACCCCAAGAACGGAAAACCTAAAAACCTTCGTGTAGTCACCAAGACTGCCAATCGGTCTTTCCCCAGAACAAAGACTGCAGCCAAGAAAAACCCAAAGGATTGACCTCATCATGGCAATTAAACCTACAGGCCGCAAGGCTACCACAGTGAATAAGGCTCCTAGCAAGCCCAAGAAGACCTACAAGACTGCAGCTAGTGCTCAGCAGTATGTTCGTGGGAATACTTCAGATGAACGTAGGGATAACGCATTTAAGGCGATGAAAGCTGCTGGACGTAAAGAGCCTTACAACAGCGCCTTGGTCAGCTCTTTGAGTGCTGCTCAGTATGCAGATGAATCTCGGACCATTAAGTCTATTGTTGGCCCTAAAAAAGCAAAAACTGATAGCACTGTTAAAATGTATGACAGGTTTGAGCGTGAGAATATGTCTCGGGCTAAGAAGTCTCTGGAAAAGAAAAAGAAGTCGAAGGACTAAATCATTATGGCAACATTTAAAGAGGCGTTTGCTAAGGCGCGTAAAGAACTTGGCGCAGGTAAGACATTCACTTGGAATGGTAAATCTTACACGACTGACTATGCAGAGGAAGCTGGTAAGAAAGCTGCTCCTAAGCCCAAAGCTCGTCCTGAGGGACTCAAGGCTAAGACTGATGGTGGCGCTCGTCCTACTGTTGGTGGTGCTGGTTCTATGCCTGCAGCTAAGGCTAAGGGTGGCCTTCGGGACAAGGACAGTGTCAGAGTGACTGCTACTGCTACACCGAGTGCTGGTGCTGGTGCCAGTGCATCTGCTAGAGTTCCTATGGATAGTACAGCTAAGGCTAAGATGGAAGCTGAGGATCGTCGTAAGAAGTCTCAAGAAGCCAACAAGCCTAAATCTGAAAAGAAAAAAGTTGTTGGTGTCCCAAGTAAGCGTAAGAGTCCCTTTGAAGTTCTGGGAGATATTGTGCGTGGTGGTGGACTCTCTATGCGTGACAAACGTCGCAGAGAAGCAGAAAAAGAAAAAGACAAGAAGAGATAATCATGCCTCTTACCTCCAAAGGCAAAAAGATCAAGGCTGCTATGGCCAAGGAATATGGTAAGAAGAAGGGTGAACAAGTCTTCTACGCCACAGAGAACAAGGGCACTATTAAGGGTGTCACTAAATCCAAGAAAAGGAAATCAAAATGAGACCTAAACCTCCTGTAGGTATTATGCCTGTTTCTCCTGTTAAGCCTGTTAAACCCGGTAAAGGTGGTGGTAGACCTACTAAGCCTGTTATTAATAGACCCACTAAACCCCAGCCTGATCCTGTAAAAGAACCCGTAATGGATGTTGGTTACCGTCCTGATATTGAGGGTATGAAAAAGGGTATTGCTACTTCGAAAAAAAAGATGATGGGTATGGCTTACGGCGGTATGACCAAAAAGGGCATGGCTAAGGGCGGCATGGCTAACTGTGGTGCTTCGATGAAACCTGCTCAAGGTAAATAATCATGGCTAAGAAACCTGCACCCAAATTCACCCCCTGCAAGTCTTGCCCTGCACCAGCTAAGTGTAAGGCAATGGGTTCCTGCATGGCTAAAAAAGGTAAGAAGTAGTCATGGCTAAGAAGCTTAAAGATGTCAATAAAGATGGCAAGGTAAACTTTAAGGACACTTGGCTTGGTGAGCGCCTGTCTACCAAAGGTAAACTTAAAGGGCCTAATCTTGCGGAGTCTCTTAAGGGTGCTCGTCGTGAGGTTCCCGGCGAAGAAAAGAAATCGACTACCTCCACTAAGCCTGAGTCCTCTCAAAAGAAAAAGAAAGTTACGGCCACTGCCAAGGCTTCTGGTTCTGTTGTGCCAACAGGTACGGCTTCAGCAAAAGCCGAAGTTAAGGTTCCCTCTAAGCCTAAAAGTAAATCTACAACTGGTGAACCTTTACGTACTGCATTGAAAAGTGTAGGCCCAATAGGTGGCAGGGTATCTGGATCACCGGAATCAAGGCTATCTAATGAGCGAACAGACCGCAAGATAACCAAAGACACCGCGAGACCGTCTTTTGATGTCAATTACGATCAGTGGCTAAAGATGACGCCAGAAAAGCGAAAAGAACTTGGTCTCCCCGCAACTTATGGGGCTGTGCAACGAATGCTTGGTACTAAAATGAAGACCCAAACAAAGAACAGATTTAAGTTCTACAATAGAGAGGACTAAGTAGTGGCAGAAGTTAGGGCAATCTCTCACGTAATTGCGTGTACAACTGCAGCGACCCATGTCCTGTATAGCTGTCCGCTCAATTGCAGGTCAAAGATTCCCCTAGTTTTCTTTACCAATGCTGGTGGGAATAATACAGTCTCGCTGAAGTGGTACAGAAAAGCTACCAATGCCGCCTACTTCATCATTGGTGGTAAGAATATGAGCACAGGGGAGTTTGTACAACTCTCTCAGAGCTACATTGTGCTGGACCCTGAGGATCGTCTAGAGATTGTCTTGGGGTCTAGTGGGACTGTAGATGCACTCTGCACTGCAGAAGAACTCTTTACTGCCAATACGACAAGGCCACAGTCATGACGAGGACTAACGAAAAGCTTTGGGAAGCCTCTAAGGCGCAGGCAAAGGCCAAGATGGGTGGCAAACACTCAGCAAGAGCCATGCAACTGGCAGGTAAAATCTACAAAAAAAAGGGTGGTAGTTACTCTGGGGAGAAGACTGAATCCCAGAAATCTTTGACCAAATGGACAAAAGAAGAGTGGGGCACTAAGTCTGGCAAGAACTCCACCGAAGGCCCAAAAGCTACTGGGGAACGGTATCTGCCCAAGAAAGCTAGAGAAGCCCTCTCCAAAGAAGAGTATGCCCGTACCAGTGCTAAGAAAAGAGAAGACACCAAGAAAGGGAAGCAGTTCTCCAAGCAGCCCGAAAGTGTTGCAAAGAAAACAGCGAGGTTCCGCAAATGACTACTCCTAGACAGCTTACCGAGATGCAGCAGAAGTTCCTTGATGTCCTCTTCGAAGAGGCTCGGGGTGATTACGTTAAGGCCAAGAAGCTGGCTGGCTACAGCGACACATACTCCACAAAGCACATCGTTGAGTCCATTGAGGATGAGATTGCAGAACTCACCAAGAAGTTCATCACTCGTGTTGGTGTGAAAGCTGCATACAGCATGTACGAAGTAATTGTTGACCCTACTGCACTCGGCAACAAAGAGAAGATGGCTGCAGCTAAGGATTTGCTTGATCGTGGTGGCTTCAAGGCCAAGGATGAAGTCAAGGTGGAGTCTGATGTCCCACTCTTTATTCTCCCTTCTAAGAAAAGTGATTGACAGTTTGTGTCGTTGATAGTATAAGTAACTCATGCCAAAAATCAAAACAGAATGGAAACTCCCAAAACCCATCGACCACGGTGACCACTTTGAGTGGAAGCCTGTTGTCAGAAGCGGCAGGATTATGCCCTTCGGGTACAGAGAAGACCCCAACGACCCTGATGTACTGCTCCCCATTCCAGAAGAGCTAGAACTCCTTGAGCAAGCAAAGAAGCACCTCAAGAAGTACTCCTACAGAGCAGTTGCAGCTTGGTTGAGTGAGCAGAGTGGTAGACCCATCTCTCACGTAGGTCTGTATAAGAGGATTAAGCTTGAGTACAAACGTAAGACAGACGCTGCAAACCAACGCTTCTTTGCCGAGAAATACAAAGCGGCCCTCGAAAAAGCCGAAAGACTTGAAGCAAAAATCGGTGGAAGTGCAGTCAGAACCAGTACAAACGACAGTGCTGACAGTTCCAGCGGAAGCAATCCCAGCGAAGTTTGATGTTGAGAAGGCTAGAGAAGTTATCTTCCAACCCAACCCCGGACCTCAGACAGAGTTCTTGTCTGCAGATGAGCAAGAGGTTCTCTATGGTGGTGCAGCGGGTGGTGGTAAGTCCTACGCCATGTTGGCAGACCCAGTACGATATTTGAATAACGAACATGCCAAGATGCTCTTGGTGCGTAAGTCTACAGAAGAGCTTCGAGAACTGGTTTCTGTTTCAAAGATGTTGTACCCCAGAGCCATTCCGGGGATTAAGTTTTTAGAGAGAGACAAGACTTGGGTAGCACCGTCTGGAGCAACACTCTGGATGAGCTACCTAGACTCAGATGACGACGTTACTCGCTATCAGGGTCAGGCATACAACTGGATTGGTTTCGACGAACTTACCCAGTGGTCTAGTCCCTACGCTTGGAACTACATGCGTTCTCGTCTCAGAACAACTCGTGATAGCGGCCTAAAGCTGTATCAGAGAGCTACAACCAACCCCGGAGGGGCAGGACATCACTGGGTTAAAAAAGCCTTCATTGATCCCTCACCTCCCGGTAAAGCTTTCTGGGCTATCGACCCGGAGACAGGTGAAACCCTACAGTGGCCCAAGGGTCATTCTCGTGAGGGTGAGCCTCTCCTACAAAGACGTTTTATCCCTGCAACCCTCTTCGATAACCCCTACTTGGCCGACGATGGTATGTACGAAGCCAACCTCTTGTCTCTCCCTGAGCACCAGAGGAAGCAGCTTCTAGAAGGTAACTGGGATACTGCAGAGGGTGCTGCCTTCCCAGAGTTTAATCGTAGACTGCATGTCATTGACCCGTTTGAAATCCCTACTAGCTGGCCAAGGTTTCGTGCGGCTGACTACGGCTACAGTTCTTATACTGGTGTTCTTTGGTTTGCTGTGGCTCCTGATGAGCAGTTAATTGTGTACCGTGAGTTGTACGTCTCCAAGGTTCTTGCAGAGGATTTGGCAGACAGAGTTCTTGAAGAAGAGTCTGGGGAAAAGATGCGCTACGGTGTACTTGACTCCTCCCTCTGGCACAAGCGTGGTGATACTGGCCCTAGCATTGCTGAACGCATGATCCTCAAGGGATGCCGCTGGCGTCCTGCAGACAGGAGTAAAGGTTCTCGTATTGCAGGTAAGAACGAAATCCACAGACGTTTGCAGCACGATACTTACACAGATGCACCCAGAATGGTTATCTTTAATACCTGTAAGAACTTGATCTCTCAACTGCCATCTCTTCCCCTAGATAAAACTAACCCAGAAGATGTGGACACTAAGGCAGAAGATCACTTGTATGATGCCCTGAGATACGGGGTTATGACTCGCCCGAGGAGTGGTCTATTCGATCTGGACCCTAACTCTGGCAGAACTGGCTTTCAGATCGCTGACAGTACCTTCGGCTACTAACACAAATTGGAAATGAGAATGGAAGAAGACAACATCTCCCCCGATAGCATTAAGATGCTTGCAGTCGAGGATACCTCTGGCGACACGAACACTGATAAAAAAGCAGGTACGATTGTCTCCTACGTGGAAGAGCGTTTCTCTAAGGCTGAGACTGCAAGAGAGACGGAGGAGCAGCGTTGGATTATGGCCTACCGCAATTATCGTGGTTTGTATGGCCCTGATGTCAAATTTACTGACACCGAGAAGTCCAGAGTTTTTGTGAAAGTTACTAAAACTAAAGTGCTTGCTGCCTTTGGGCAGATGACCGAGGTGCTCTTCGGTGGTAATAAGTTTCCTATCACTATTGACCCTACTACGCTCCCTGAGGGTGTGGTAGATACAGTCCACATTGAAACTAACGACGAAGTGAAGAAGGCAGAGAAGGCTGCTGGTATTGAGCCTCTGCTTCCCGGCGAGACCATGCAGGACTACCGTGAGCGTCTTGGTGGACTCAAGAAAGAGCTTGAGCCTATCGAAGAAGTTCGTCCCGGTCCCGGCATGACTCCCTCTCAGATTACCTTTGAGCCTGCTATGATTGCAGCCAAGAAGATGGAAAAGAAAATCCACGACCAGCTTGAAGAGTCTCATGCTTCTAAGCACCTGCGGTCTACTGCCTTTGAGTGCGCCCTGTTTGGTACTGGCGTAATGAAGGGTCCGTTTGCGGTGGATAAAGAGTATCCTCGCTGGGACGATGCTGGTGTTTACGATCCGGTGATGAAGACTGTCCCTATGGTCTCCAACGTGTCTATCTGGAACTTCTACCCGGACCCAGATGCCAACAACATGGAAGAGTCTGAGTTTGCTATTGAGCGTCACAAGATGTCTCGCAGTGATCTCCGTAAGCTTGCTACCCGTCCCTACTTCCGTAAGAATGAGATTGAAGCTGCAATCAAGTCTGGCCCCAACTACATCAAAGAGTGGTGGGAACAGGTCATGGAAGATGATGCCCAACAGCCCAGCACAGAGCGTTACGAAGTTCTGGAGTTCTGGGGCAATGTGGACAAAGACATCCTTGAGAACCACAACGTAACTATCCCTTCTGAACTCAAGAACAAGTCTCAAGTCTCAGTCAATATCTGGGTCTGCAATGGCAGAGTTCTTCGTCTTGTGATGAACCCCTTCACACCCACGATCATCCCATTCTACGTTGTGCCCTATGAGATCAATCCCTATTCGATGTGGGGCGTTGGTGTTGCAGAGAATATGGATGACACTCAGACCCTGATGAACGGGTTCATGCGTATGGCAGTAGACAACGCTGCTCTGAGTGGCAACTTGATTATTGAAGTGGACGAGACAAACCTTGTTCCCGGTCAAGACTTGAGTGTGTACCCCGGTAAAGTTTTCCGGCGTCAGGGTGGCGCTCCGGGTCAAGCTATCTTCGGCACAAAGTTCCCTAACGTCTCCAACGAAAATATGCAGATGTTTGATAAAGCCAGAGTATTGGCCGATGAATCCACTGGCTTCCCGTCGTTTGCCCATGGCCAGACTGGCGTAAGTGGTGTTGGTCGTACAGCCTCTGGCATTTCCATGCTGATGTCTGCCGCTAACGGCTCTATCCGTACTGTGGTTAAAAACATTGACGACTATTTGCTTGCCCCTCTTGGTAAAGCACTGTTCAGCTTCAACATGCAGTTTGACTTTGACCCTGAGATCAAGGGTGACTTGGAAGTTAAGGCTGCTGGTACCGAGTCTCTGATGGCCAATGAAGTTCGTTCTCAGCGTCTGATGCAGTTCCTTGGTGTTGTCCAGAACCCTGTCCTTGCTCCGTTTGCCCGTATGGATTACATCGTCCGTGAGATTGCTAAGTCTATGGACCTTGATCCTGACAAGGTTGCAAACTCCATGCAACGTGCAGCCATTCAAGCTGAAATCCTCAAGAGCTTCCAAGCAACTCAACCTCCTGCACCTGAGCAAGGGCAACAACCCGGACAGCCTCCTGCTGCTGCTCCTGCAGGGGTTCAGGCTCAGGATACGACAGGCTCTGGTGGTGGCAACATGGGCACTGGTTCTGTCCCTACTCCGGGTGAGCCGGGTTTTGCAGCCAATACTGGTGAGGGCCAGCAGTGAACCTAAAGCCTTTCGTCAACAACAAAGAACTCTGGGTAGACTTCCAGCAAGAATTGGGCAACAGAATCCAAGCCTGCTATAAGAAGCTTGAACAGGTCACAGACACTGTAGATATTTACCGGACTCAAGGAGAGATTCAAGCCTTGAAGAACCTGATGAAACTCCGTGACAAGGTGAATGCAGAATGATTGAAGACGATCAGACAGTCAGTGCTTTTTCTGCTCCAAACCGCAGAGAT